CCAGATCCAGCAACTGGGGCTTCAGATCCGACTAGTTTCCCTGCTGCTACTGCTACTAATGTACGTCTATGAAATTTTTGTAAACTACTCATTTTACTTCTCCTTTTATAATATATACTTGTATTTATTGGAGAAATACACATTTACGTGCTATATAGCCATATCACGCTTGTTCTTATTGTTGTTATTCTGGTTGCCATTCGTGCAGCGACACATCGCAACCCTAACCAATCTCTAAAATAGTTTCGATTTTCACCCTAATCGTTGAATTACCGAGCGTGGTTTTCAACCCAGTATGTAAGTGACCTGGTAAACACACCAGGTCACACCATGCAAATGTTCCAGAATTAACCAAAAATTCACAATCAACCAAACAAACATAGGTTCCAAATTCAAAACCTTTATCGGATGAAAGATAAAGTTCAATGGGTACTATCTTACCAGTGGCATACATCTTCATTAATTCACTCGAATCTTCCAATAAAGATAGCGACCGAACAAACGTAGGTAAAGTCCATTTTGAATTCTCTAAAATAAGCATTACTCTACCGGTACTTTTTGCCAAGTAGAGTAAACCAGCCCGTTTAGAATTAAGCATCCAGTTTAAAACCCCAATATTCATGAGCATATTCGCCTTCGAATGCTTTTAGCCACTGGGTTCCATCCCAACGATATTTGATACCGGTGCGTAGATTTTGAATACATGGATTTCCACCGCTATTGACTGACCAAACAGTAACCCATGAACTACCATTCCATTCTATTAGTGAATCAGCGTGTATAATTGGATCACTGCCATCCAAGTTTTTCCAAGCATCTGGACCATCGTAGTTTGCAGTGCCAGTGTTAATACTTGAATTGACGTCATCTAGTATCAAGTAACGAATACCAACTGGGATATCTGCTTGACTGCCAAATACTTCAAGTGGATTGAACTTATAAGGGTCAATAATCGCATCGATAGTTCCACGAGCAGCAACGCCATTGACCGTACTCTCAATAATAGTATTAGAGGGAACTGTATCTTGGTCAAAGGTAACTAAGATAATAGTTGGGTCGATATCATAAATTTCAAATGTACCAACCATATCATAACCAGTAGGTTGTGTGAAATGAACTTGACTTAGAGGAGTCTTTTTGCCAACAGCTTCTACGATAGCATGCCAGTTAACATGTGAATCAACTGAGGTTAGTTCATAAACATTAGGTCCTTTATCAACTGCTTTGAATAGGGCGACTTTAAAGTTAAGAACATCAACTCTTTCCCTAACATTAGCAGTAATATGGTCAAATATAAGTTGATCAATATTAACCAAATCACCACTTTCAGTAAAGACATTGGCAATAACGGATTGAACAATACCCATTTTCTTAACTTTGGCAGGTGGAGAAATCCAAATAGGGATAGTAAACTCTAAACTACAAACATCTATTTCTGATTCTAAACCTTGTGGAATTTGACGTGAAGTAAAGGTAATATTCTTCATATTAACAACGGATAAGCTAGTCCAATCAACGAAGTTATCGTTGGTTTGTAATTCCAAAGTTGGGTTGAATAGCATCAAGATTTGTTCAATCAACTGCAGTTTTTGGTCAGTGTTACTTGTCCATAAATCAGTTTTCATTGTTAACGTATAAGGCGATGGCATTAACCGTTCTACTGTATAGTTACCACCTTGTGTATTTTGATATTCAACAGTAGCACCCGAACCAGTATAACTTCGTTGTCTTATATTGATTTTACTAACAAAGGTAGAATCAGAAGTTCTATCCCTATCCATTTCCAATCCGGTAATATAGCACCCGAAACGAGGAACTGTTGACATTTTATTTTCTGAGTTGTCTTTGATAATACTAGCCACTTGGCGCGTCATATCACCGTACATAACTGGTACGTGTCTATCTTCTGATTTAGTGCCACCAGTTCTGTATTTGAATCCGATGAAGATTCTCATAAACTGGGTAACATACCTTCTTATCTGACCATCATATACAAAATCCATTTTTAATCCGCCTCTGGTCTTAATGCTTTAGATAGACTTTGTTTTTCTTTGATTACATGTCCATCAATAGTTGCTACAGTATCATTGTTAACAAACGTACCTTTTTGGTTTTGTCTGACTGCTTTACCTTCAAACTCATCACCAACACCAGTATCGCTGTAACCAAAGTTATTAACGTTCATACGAACTGCATCTTCAATTTTAATCCATCTTAAACCATCAAATTGGAATAATCTTTTTGGTTGGTAATCGGTTCTTAAGCAGTATTGTCCGTTAACAGGTGCGATCGGGAATGAAATACCGGCAGTGAACTGTGCACCATTGGGTGGTAAACCATCACCAACCAGATAACCAGAGTAGCCATTTAACGTATTAGGCTGTAGTGAAGTAGGTGAAACTGTACCAGTATAACCAGACGGACTTTGGAATGCCATTGAAGCTGTTGTTCCAACATAGATAGGATCTCCGTTGGCATCGAATATAACATTACCATGCTCATCGGTAGCTTGTTCTTGCGCAGAAACTGACATATCATAACTAGCTGACGCAATTTCAACTAAACCATACCGATCTTGTCTCATCACATAGAAGTTTTCAGTAGAATAGCCACTTAGTGGTAAATCAGCATCTGCTTGGTCTAACACCGCATGGGTGATTTGCATTTCTTTTTCGTAGGTTGACATAATATCTCTTAGAGTCAAATCACTTTCACCGTCCTCATCAGCCAATCCACTTAAGATATCTTTGAATTCTTGACTATCAACTAATGGTTTGCATTTTGCTCTGTATAAATGTGGGTACCAAAGTGCAGAAAAACCTTGACTTGCTCGGCTTACTTCTTCTACTACATAGAATCGTTTTAGGGCAAACTGTAAATCATTTAACGCATACTCATCTTTTAGATGTGGTAACTCAATAACATCACCTGATATAATCTTTCTACCCAACTTTTCAACTGTATCGTTGATATGGAAACTAATGAATATAGTATCATTCTGTAAGAATAAACCAAACTGACTTAAGTTAAAATCGATATCTTGTACATTATAATGACCTCTTAGCACATAAACTGATGGGTCATACTTTCTATCTCTATTTTCTAAAAACAGTAAATCTTGAATATGGGTTGGGTCGTCGGTTGAATATACGGGTGTTGTTGGTGTGTTTTCAGCTGAATCACCTGGTCCAATATAACGGTGGACAAGCACGTCCACTCCACCTACTTGGAACATTTCCCAGATGTTTTTGTCTATAAATCGATAATCACTGCCTTTTTCCGGCCTGTAGAGTGAAAGTCTCGGCACTTGAATCTCCTAGTTTTCTAATATTTAGGTGATTTTTAGCCTAAATACAAGCATGAATACTAATATTGATCAAGCAAAACAAAGTGTATACGACTACTGCAGAATATTCCTAGCCGATGGGCTCGTGGATGTGGAATTGGATCCAATCCATTATGAAACTGCATTAAATCGAGCACTTGCTACATTTAGACAACGCGGTGATAATTCCGTGGAGGAAAGTTATGCTTTCTTGACCTTAACAGAAAGTCAAAACACTTATATCCTACCACAAGAAATCCAACAAGTTCGTCAAATCTTTAGACGATCAGTTGGTTCTCGTACTGGTAATGGTACTGGTGGTACAGTATTTGAACCATTCAATATGGCTTATACGAATACTTACTTGTTAAGTTCAACTAATATGGGTGGTCTATTAACCTATGAATTGTTTGCACAATATCAAGAATTAGTTGGTAAGATGTTTGGTTCTTATATCGCATTTACTTGGAATCCACAATCTCGTAAGTTGTTTATCGAACAACGGCCACGTGGTGAGGAAGAAGTTCTGCTACATGTTTATAATACACGCCCTGATAGTGCAATTATTAACGATACCTATGCTGGTCAATGGATTAAAGATTATACACTTGCCAATTGCAAAATAATTTTAGGTCAAGCTCGTGAGAAGTTTTCAACTATTGCTGGTCCACAAGGCGGTGGTACACTTAATGGTGCTCAATTGAAAGCAGAAGGAAATGCTGAGATTGAGAAGTTGATGGTCGATTTGACTACTTCTGTTACAGGTGGTAATGGGTCATATGCATGGATAATCGGCTAAATTGTTGATTTATATAAGTTTTATCTAAAAGATAATTAACCTACATTGAATACAAGGCTCGTCGATAACGCGACTCGCAATCTACCTATCAATTCACTACAGTCATATAATTTATAGCGAGCACCGCTAGGTGCGAGCCAATGGCTACAACAATAATCACCGCATAATACTAAATACAGTTACTAATGTAATAATAGTCCAGCAAGGCTAAAAGATAACCGTCTTTTGGCAACTCCTTAGAATCGTGAACTAAGAGATTATTTCTCTTAGTTTACCCTATATTCCCACCATCTTCTCTTTTATCAGGTAAATACAAGTATATATTATAAAAGGAGAAGTAAAATGAGTAGTTTACAAAAATTTCATAGAAGAACCCAAGTCTCGGGGGGGGGGTAAAACTCCTTGGTTCTGAAGCCCCAGTTGCTGGATCTGGATTTTACCTAGGACTAGCAGGTGATGGTACTTCGTATATGTATGTAGCACCTAAATCAACTGAAGTCACTGGTTGGCAAGCCATCTTTGGTAGTACCGGGACGGTACGTGGCACCATCAGTACAACCAATGGTATCGCCAATACTAATACATTATATGCTTTTGGTAATACAACAGCAAGTGGGCATCCCGCAGCCTATTATTGTAAAAATCTAACCACTGGTGGGTATAATACCTGGTACCTACCAGCCAAAGTAGAAATGCTGACCATGTGGTCAAATAAGTCTGCAAAGCCTTTTGCAACAGCAAACTCGTTCGCTCTGGCTATGTACTTTACATCTACTGAGTACAGTGGCGGCTACTCATGGGGTCAGTACATGAACGACGGGCGGCAGACCAATGACAACTTCCAGGGCAAGAGGTATACCGGTGGCGTTACTCGTGCGGTTCGGATGTCACTAGTTTAGATTTTTCGTTTTTTGTATCTCATAACTTTTGAAAACCCACTTTAGGGTGGGTTTTCTTTTAATCAGATCGCGACTCGCAATTTACCCATCAGTTAATAACACCTTTACATCCCTTCCAAAATGAGTTATAATAACCTAATATCACATTAGGAAATTCACATGACAAACAAACTTGTAATCGGTATTGTTGGTAACATTGGTTCTGGTAAAGATACCATTGCGCATTACTTAACTCAATTTCACGACTTTAATCAACTTAGTTTTGCTAGTTCACTCAAAGATGCGGTAGCCAATGTCTTTGGATGGGATAGAGAACAGTTAGAAGGTCGTACCCAAGAATCCCGTGAATGGCGTGAAGAAATAGACTCTTACTGGTCTAAAAGATTATCGATGCCAACCCTAACACCACGATGGGTGTTGCAACACTGGGGTACTGAGTTGGCTAGAAAGAATTTTCATGATGATATTTGGGTTGCTAGTCTTGAGAATAAGATTAACAAAGCAAATACAAGTATTGTGATTAGTGATTGCCGATTCCCAAATGAGATTCAGGCTATTCGTGATTTAGGTGGTTGGGTTATTCGAGTACAGCGTGGTGAGTTACCTGAATGGTATGCTGATGCTGAATTGGCATTAAAAGGTTCTATAGTTGGTATTAATAGTTTACAAACTAAGAAAATCCATGCAAGTGAATGGTCTTGGTTAGGTACTAAATACGATATACTGATTAATAATGATGGTACTGTTGATGATTTATACGACAAAGTTGCTGAATTTGTCGAAGAAAAGAGTCAGATACGTATAGTATGATTATTCTCAAGTTTATTCCTCATTAAAAACCCACTAAAAGCCAGCATCTTGCTGGCTTTTGCTGTTAAAATACCACTAACTGTTTCGATACCCATTTTTGAAAACCTGCTAAATACTCCTAGTAAAACTACATTTAGGAGATTAAAAGTATGGCATTACAATCACCCGGCGTAGAAGTAACGGTTATCGATGAGAGTTTTTACACACCTGCTGCACCAGGTACTACGTCGTTAATCGTTCTTGCCACAGGACAAAACAAATCAAATGCTTCGGCAACTAACACCGCAACTTATACAACAGCTGCGACTGCCGGTAAAGTATTCAAAATTACAAGCCAAAAAGAATTATCAGATTACTATGGTACTCCGTATTTCGAAGCGACTTCATCAGCAGCGGTGCATGGCGGTGAAAGAAACGAATATGGTTTACTTGCTGCTTACAGTTTATTAGAAGTTAGTAACTCGGTGTTTATTATTCGTGCTGACGTTGACTTAGACCAATTAGCTGGTAAAACAGTTTCACCAGGTGCATTACCGTCTGACGGTTCTTGGTGGGTTGATACCAAAACTTCGGTTTGGGGAGTACATGAATGGAATGGCAGTGCTGCTAGTGTAACTGGCGGTCAAAAATTCACAGTTAAAACACCTCGTATTTTAACAGATGCAAACACAAGCAACCTTGATGGTGGTAAACCTAAAGCGATTGGTGCTATTGGTGAGTACGCACTTGTATTCGAAACAGTTAATGGTTCTGGTACTTTTGATGAAGGAAAAGAAAACGCAGTTCTTTGGTACAAATCTGCTGGTAATGGCGTAGCTGGTATTAATAGCTATCCAGGTGGTGGTACTGCTGTATCCGCTGGTGATTGGGTTAAAGTTGGTAGTCAAGCATGGGCTGCAAGTTTTGCAACTGTTAAAGGTACATCACGCGCAGTTATTAGTACATTAGCGTCTAAAACCATTATTATTAATGACGTAGAAGTAACAGTACCAGACACTTCACTTGATAATTTGGTTAAAGCAATCAATGATGCTGCGATTAAAGGTATTACTGCACAAGTGGTAAATAGTTCATTGTATTTGTACACAGATGGTGCTAATGACAGCAGTCTTGGTGATTCTTCATTAAGTAACGCAATCGTTATTGCTGCTGGTACTGCAACTACACAACAAATCGGACAATTAAACATCGCAGTTGGTACTTATTATGGTCCAGCTGTTCAACAATCACCACATACTATCGTTCCTGAATGGAAAGTAACTGATGTTGGATCTGCTTCTGATTACCCAACTGGAAGACGTCCAAGTGGTTCAGTTTGGATTAAAACCTCTGCAGTTAATTCAGGTGCTAGATTACGTGTAAAACGGTATAATGCAGCAACTTCTTCTTGGGTAGCACACGATGCACCTATGTATACTAACGCAGCTACTGCATTGTATGGTTTAGATCGTACATTAGGTGGTATTAACATTCCAGTTAACACGCTTTATACACAAGTAAATGCTACTGAAAACACAGGTTGGGATATTAGTCCACAAACTGCTGAATTTAGATTATGGCGTCGTGCTGTATCTGGTAGCACAGTGATTACTTCATCAGTTTTATCTGCTACATCAATTGGTTCAGGTACTATTTCATTGAGTATTGCTGAAACAGCACCAAGTCTACAAGGATTTAAAGCAGCGAAAACCATTACAGTACCAACCTCTAACACATTCCAAGATGTGATTGATTTAGTTGATGCGATCAACAGTGCTGGATTTAGTCATGTTCAAGCAATATTTACTGCTGAAAACAAATTACAACTCGTACATGCAACTGGTGGTGATATCAGAATCTTTGATTATTCATCAACTCCTGTAATTACTAAGTTATTCACACCATTTATTTTACAAACTGGTTTGGGTACTGCGAATTTCTATAAATTACCAGTAAGCATTGGTTATGATGCACCACGCGATCTTCAATTTGGTTTCGTTGCCTCTAACTGGCAACCATTAGCGGCTAAAAACTTTGCAGCTGCTAGTACAGAACCATTAACTGCTCCAGCTGACCAACAATTATGGTACAACAACGAAATTCAAGAAGTTGATATCATGGTTCACAACGGTAAAACTTGGGTTGGTTATAGAAGCGAAACTGCTCCTTATTACGATGCAAGTAGAAAAACAGTTGCACCTGCAGTTTCTGCTTCAAATCCATATACAATCGATACCAAAACTGGTGATTTGTGGATTTCAACAGCAGATACTGAAAACTTCCCAGTAATCTATCGTTACAACAGTAACTTAGGTGGCGGTGTTGCTTCTGAAAAATGGGAAAAAGTTGATGTAACTGATCAAGAAACTGAATTAGGTATCTTATTTGCTGATGCTCGTTATGGTGATTCAGGTGTTACTGGTAATACACCAGCTTCAATTGAAACCTTACTTTTAAGCAACTACCTAGATCCAGATGCACCAGATCCAGCCCTATACCCAAAAGGTATGTTACTTTGGAACTTGCGTAGAAGTGGTGGTAACGTAAAACGTTTCCGTAAAAACTACTTCACAATTGGCGGTGATAATCCACGCTATGATAAAGACAACTCACCAATAGGTCACACCTGGCAATCTGGTGAAAGTATGGAATTATATGCATTAGATCGTTGGGTTACAGCAAGTGTTAATCACGAAGATGGTTCTGGTACATTTGGTCGTAAAGCACAACGTAGTGTTGTTGTTCAAGCCTTATCGAAAGCAATCCAAAACAGTGATGAATTACGTGATTCAGAACGTAGAAACTTCAACTTGATGGCATGTCCTGGTTACCCAGAAGTAATGATGGAATTGGTTAACTTAAACATCGAAAGAGGTTTAACTTCATTTATCGTTGGTGACGTTCCTTTGAGACTTCCTGCTGATGCAACTTCGTTGACTTCTTGGGCAACCAATGAAAAAACTGTGTTGAATAACGGTGATGACGGCATGGTAACTTATGACGAATACTTATCAGTATTCTACCCAGTTGGTTATACAACTAACCGTGATGGTGCAAGTGTTGTAGTTCCTTCAAGTCACATGATGTTGAAAACTATCACTCTAAGCGATAACGTTTCTTATCCTTGGTTTGCCCCAGCTGGTACTCGTCGCGGCGGTATCACAAACGCTTCTTCAGTTGGTTATATCGATGCAGCTACTGGTGAATTCCAAACGGTTGCACTAAACGAAGGTCAACGTGACACGCTTTACAACGCACAAGTTAACCCAATTACATTCTTCACTGGTGTTGGTCATGTTAACTTTGGTCAAAAAACACGTGCGAAAAACGCAAGTGCATTGGATAGAATCAATGTATCTCGTTTGGTTGTTTACTTACGTACACAATTAAATCGTTTAGCTCGTCCTTATATCTTTGAACCAAATGACAGAATTACCCGTGACGAAATCAAACAAGCATGTGAAAGTTTGTTATTAGAATTGGTTGGTTTAAGAGCTATTTCCGACTACGTTGTAGTTTGTGACACCTCAAACAACACACCATCACGGATCGACCGTAACGAATTGTGGGTGGATATTGCTATTGTTCCAATCAAAGCAGTTGAGTTCATCTATATTCCATTACGTGTTAAAAACACAGGAGAAATCTAATGTCAATTTCATCTTTACAGAATTTTTCGGTAAAACCGTTCTCAGGGTCTAATACGACCCTGTTGATGCCAAAACAAAAGTACCGTTTCAGAATCAACATGCTCGGTTTCGGTATCGACTCTTCAGTAGAAGTGTCTAAACAAGTTGTTAGCGTTACACGTCCTTCATTCGCTTTTGAAGAAACTGTTCTTGACGTTTACAACTCAAAAGTTTACTTATCAGGTAAACCAACATTTGAACCAGTAACATTAGTGGTACGTGATGATGTTGGTGGTATTTTACAAGCTCTTGTTGGTCAACAAGTTCAGAAACAATTTGACTTCCAAGAACAAGCGGCTGCACGAAGCGGTATCGACTACAAATTCACTACTCGTATCGAAGTATTGGATGGCGGTAACGGTGCGTATGAAGCACAAATTCTTGAAACAACTGTTCTATACGGTTGCTTTATTCAAAATGTAGATTACGGTGGTTTAGAATATAAATCATCTGATGCGGTTGAAGTAACCATGAAAATTCGTTTTGATAACATGGAACAGTGGAAAGAAGGTGCTACCGACATTTCTGTCGATGGTGGTATCGGTGCTCACGTTGGAAGAAGTTATTCTTCGAATGCTTCTACCGGTGCTGGTACAGAGCTCACATCGGAACAACAGGAATAAATTTAGTTTTACTACTAGCTTTACTGGAAAACCCGCAAATGCGGGTTTTCCTTTATGTGGTAATTGGCAATGGCTCGGCACTAACGTGCCTCGCAACTTTGCGCCTATAATATAGGCTAAATACAGTTATGTCAATATTTACTAGATACTTATCAGATTTTGCCAACGGATTCGTCCAAGGCGCAACACAACCAAAAGGCATTTGTGCCAATTGGAGACACGCGTCCAATTTATTTGTAGCAGATACATTTAGACTTGCGCCAAGGCATCGATTTGCCTTTTACGTTAAGTTTGAAATTGATAAACACGCGTTAGATGCTCCTGCATTTTCAAACAAACATGCTAGTGAAGTTGGTATGTTAGTCAAATCGACTGATATGCCAAAGGTAACATTTGATACTGTTACTAAAAATCAATATAATAGAAAAAAAGTAGTTTATACTGGATATAATTACGATCCAATAACAATCAAATTACATGATGATGCGGACGGCATTACTAATGCAATGTGGGCTCAGTATTACGGGTATTACATTGCTGATAGACATACTGGAACTTCAAATCCAGCATATAGTGAGACCAAGTATGACCCACATGCTATGCCAATGCAAAATTACCGATACGGTTTAGATAATAACATAACTGTACCATTTTTCAAGTCAGTTACAATTTACTCAATGAGTCGTGGTAGATTCTTAGGTTATACTCTAATAAACCCAAGGATCAAGTACTGGGCACATGGTACATTAGATCATTCTGCTAATGATCATTTAGAAAGTACAATGCAATTAGAATACGAATCTGTTGTTTATACAGGTGGTACTGTAACACAAGACAACCCAAAAGGGTTTGCTACCCTACATTATGATCTAATCCCATCACCACTTTCAGTCCTTGGTGGTGGTACAAGTACACTAGGTGGTCCAGGTGGTTTACTTGCTGGTATGGAATCGATATTTGATAATGTTGCTACTGGGAATATCTTTACACTTGGTGGTGCTATCGAAACTGCGGTTACTGGATATAATATGTCAAGGAATGTTAAAAAAATGAATATAGGTGATACCATATTGAAGGCCGGTGTACAAGCGGTTGGTACTGCAGTAGCTGGTAACATAGGTATGAACGTACCAGGTCCAATTTCAACCGGGGTGGTTTATGGTATGCGTAATGTTGCAAACAAAAACAATCCAAATGGTGGTCAAATATGACAACTAATTTACCAACCAGTACATCAACAGATAGTGCGAATTATACCAAAGTTCTATTCAATAACTACGGTACAACCCCATTGGAATTTGCAGCCAATGAATATGAATATGCGATTGGTTTTTTCGAAAGCTATGGTTTTGCAGAAGATGCTGCTTCTGTAGTAGTAAACGCATTACTAACACAAGCAAAGAAAGGCTATATCTACACGCTATCTGCGAATGGCGATTTAGTTATTACTCAAGGTAACACTCAAACACCCATCTTTAAGATATTAGATACTTTAAAACGAGTTGCTTTATCGGTTGATAATGTAAATGCAGTAGTCGATTCTAGGTTATTTCGTGGTAAAGTTTCGGTTACAAATAACTCACAAACTGCTACCGAAGACGTTATCACCTTTACGTTTACCCTAGATCAACCAAGTGAGGATTTTACTACAGACGTAATCACTGTTACTGGTGGCGAAAAAGGATTGTTTAAACGGTATACCGACAAGATATATGCACTAGAAGTTAAATCAACTTCACATTCACTTCAATTAAGTACCTTAGTTGGTGGTATTCTTAATAGTGATAGAAGCCCAACTTCAACCCTAGGGTTTAAACAAGTATACAATGCACAGTATATAACCAGAAATGTGGCAGCATAATGGCAAGAGGACCTAAGTTCGCACAAGGTAAATTTGAGATGAAGAACCCAGACAAATACATTGGGACTTCTACTCCTTTAGCTCGTTCTAGCTGGGAATTTGTATTCATGAAAATGCTCGATGAACACCAAAGTGTTCAAAACTGGGCTAGTGAAAGTATCAAAATCCCATATAGAAATCCATTTACCGGTAAACAAACAGTTTATGTTCCAGACTTTTTCGTTGTATACATAGATAAGAATGGTAAAACACATGCTGAATTGATTGAAGTAAAACCAGCCAACCAAACCTTTGTTGAACAGGTTGGTAAAGGTCAATACAACAAACAACAGTATGTTAAAAACCTAGCTAAATGGGAAGCCGCTAGAGCTTATTGTAATAACAAGAATATCACGTTTCGTGTTGTAACCGAAAATGATATCTTTCATTCAGGAAAGAAGTAATGACTAAAAAACTTGAAACTCTGCTTAATATCGAAGAAAAAGCACCACTGAAAATCAAGTCAAACGAAGAAACACAAGCTGAAGTTGCTAGTATTCAACAAAGCTATAATGAAATCACCGAGATGGCTAAGGGATTACCTAGAATTCGTGAGTTAGAAAACTTAGGTGAAAGAGAACTTGAAAAACTTGCAAAGAAAGCAGAAGCTGCATACGATGACCTAATGGACTTGGGTATGAACGTAGAAGTCAGATATGCAAGCAGAATCTTTGAAGTAGCAAGTAGTATGTTAGGGCACTCAATCTCAGCTAACACAGCTAAGATTGATAAGAAATTAAAAGCAGTTGATATGCAACTCAAGAAACTTAAAATGGAAAACAGAGCACCAGATGATGACATGATCGATGGCACTGCTTATGTTACCCTAGATAGAAACGAGTTGATGTCCAAACTTTCTGGTAAAAGCTAAATATGATTATGAAAACACTACATCAATATCTCGCAGAATCGAAAAAAGACTACAACTTTGTTGTTAAGATTGCTGGTCCGTTACCTGATGAATTTGAAGGTACCTTGAAATCTAAACTAGAACAATTCAAAGTGTTACATTTCGATAAAACAACGACAACACCAATTCAAAAGCAACCTATTGACTTCCCAAATAAAGCAAATTGCGAAGTTCATGTGTTTGCTATTACTTGTGATTATCCAGTGATTCCACCTGAAATCGCACAACGTATAAAAGCAACCGGTGTTGATGAATCGTCTATTCGAGTTCATAACGCAGAAGACCCTTCACTTGATTACATCCCAGTGGGTGAACAAGTTCCTTCTGGTCATGCGTTATTATCAGACCCACATTACAAAGAAGCCCCTGCTATCAATCAAAAAGACCACTACGGTCCAGAATATAACAAAGGTTTCTTGAAAGGTTTGGCTGCTCAAGCCAAAGACCGTAAGAAAGAATTGGGTCAAAACGTCGAATACAAGATCGCAAAACAGAAAATAGATAAGACTGGCCTTAATAGTGCCATAGGGAGTTAAACATGGATTTTCATAGCCTAGTGGCAAAAATGGGTGAGTTAAGCAAACCCTTAACAGAAAGCGAAGTTAAAATTGGTGAATGCGGTGGTGATATGACTCCACACAACCCACCTACAATGACAGTTAGCTTGAATGCAAATGGCTTAGATGATATCTCTAGCCTAATGAGATTACTGGTTAAAGTTAACCCAGATATGATGCCTAAAGATGACAAAGGTCCTACTTTAGCAGCAGATCCAAATATCTTAACAATTTCTAACAATCACCCAGAACCTCTTAAAATGCTGCCTGAACCAGCAGATTTAGATGGTGATGAAGACGGTGATTTAGATAATGACGAAGATGAAGGAATGGCTGGTTCTATCGCAGGCGGTATTGCCGGTGGAATGGCTACTAAATCTCTAACAGGTGCTTCTACTGGTGCTAAAATCGGATCAGAAATTCAAGATAAATTCTTTGGTGATGAAGAAGAAACCGAAGAAGATTTAGATGGTGGCTTCCAATCAGCCAATACTTCAAACAAAGATACCAAAACCTTTGATACTGATAAGTTAGTTGGTAAAAGCAATGGCATCGATAAAGAAAAAGACATGGTGAAACATAGTTACAAGCAAGGTGATAACCCAATGGCTATGAAGGATCGTGACTTTAAGGAATCAATCAAACTTGATTTACAACAACGTTTGGCTGAAATCAAAGCACGTTAATCTAAAGATTAATCCAAAAGAAAGGCACCTACTCGGTGCCTTTTCTGTTTAAAATGTTATAGATTTCATACTGGCGGTTCAAGTTTTCCAATGCCTTCTTAGTATAGTAGCATTCACCTAGTTCACTTAGTAGTTTTTCATACCCAATCTTGAATTGATTATAAACCGTCAATTGTTGTTCTGCTTGTGTCATAGCTTTCTCCTTTCTTGTATTTACATTGGCTCGCTCCTAGCGGAGCTCGCAACATCTATTATAGGTTTTTAGCACATAATCAACAATAAGTCAATTATATTTTAGGGTAAATACAACTAATTAAACCACATAAGGAAATAACCAAAGATGGCAAACAGAAACCTAGATGGCGTTCAAATCTTAAGAGCACATCAAAAACAACAATACACACTTGAACAAGTACAACACTTAGAGAAATGTATGGATCCAGTTACTGGTCCACTTTACTTCTGCAAAAACTTCTTGAAAATCCAGCATCCAACTAGAGGTGCTATCCCATTTGAACCATACGAATATCAAGAAAGATTGATTCAAGCATATAATGATAATACTTATACAATTGCTATGCTACCACGTCAGATGGGTAAAGCCATCTGCAATGAAACTCCAATTTTAACACCAACTGGATTCAAACGAATGGGTGATATCCAAGTCGGTGATACTATCTATACGCCTAAAGGTACACCAACTGAAGTAACTTTCATTACCGAAACCATGAAAAATCGTACTTGCTATACTATCGAATTTTCACATGGCGAAAAAATCATTGCCGATGCTCATCACCTATGGACTTGGTATGATCCAGGCTACGAAGACTTGATCACCGAAAATACAGAATACTTAATTAAACGATTCACCAAGTTTAAAACGGCTAATGTTAAAATTAGTATGGATCATACCAAACTCATTGAATTCGAAAAGAAACCAATGAAACTAGATCCATATCTGGTTGGTCTTTGGATGGGTAATGACCCTGAAGTAAACCAATTAAGATGTTACACCCATGAATATACCAGATACAACGAGATGTTCAAATCTCATGGACTCACCATGTCAGAATTAACCCTAAGACGACATAGTAAACGATTGGGTATGTACTCAGTTAATAACCTAGAGTTCATGGTAAAACCGGTTCTAAACAAAGATAATACCCTTCCAGATGATATGTTAATCAATGATTCTGAAACTCGTTTACAACTTATTCAAGGTATTATGGACGTGTGCGGTAGTGTAACAGATACAGGATACTGCACCTTTAAACATAACAACGAAAAGATAACGGAACAAGTACGATTTATCCTATCTACACTAGGAGTTAAAACACATTTGAAAGTCGAAGTCTGTAAGTTTAAAACCAATTACTTCCTTACTTTCTCAACCAAACACCTGAAACTCTTTACCTTATCTGAAAAATTGGATAAAGCACGATTAAGTACTCACTTCCCAAATAATGAACGGGTGTATATTAAAAATATCACCAAATCAAAATCTGTACCAGTTAGATGCTTACAAGTGGCAGATAAGAAACATCTATTTCTAGTGGGTAAAACTCTAGTACCAACACATAACACTACGTGTGCATGTGGATTCTTACTCTGGTATACCATGTTTGTACCCGAAGCCCAAGTACTGATTGCTGCTCACAAATACGCTGGTGCTCAAGATATTATGAACCGATATCGATATGGCTACGAGAACTTACCAGACTTTATCCGTGCCGGTGTTTATTCATATAACAGGAATACTATCGAATTTGATAATGGTGCTCGTATCCAAGCAACTACCACTACTGAAAATACAGGTCGAGGTAAGTCGCTTTCGTTGATTTATTGCTTAGATGGCGATACTACTGTTCGTATCAGACACAAGGAAACCCTTGTTGAAGAAGATATTACACTGGCTGCGTTATATCAACGACTTGACCCAGCGGTACAGGTTATTGCTTAGTTCTCACTGGTATCAATACACAAGGACATTTCTTTTTTACTTGTTCGATTGATTTGTATTGATGCCAATAAGCAGACGCAATTTCATCAGATAGTTCAGTACCAAGCCAAACAATATGATGTTTAACTGGGTCATTTGATATTGTTCTGAATAGTTCCGTAGCTGATTGGTGAATATAATCTATTTCCTCTCTTGTAGGAAATCGCCAATCAGCACCCATGCCAAATAAGTAAAACTTGGCATTAAACCAATCAATACTTATCCATTTATTTCGATCTGCTATTTCTATATTCATACTATTGATTTGAGTTATGGCTCGCTTACGCTCGCAATGTAATATGAAACTAAAAGACGTAACTATCCATTAAAGATAATACTAAAATATGATTGTCTTATAGTTATGATGTTCTTATAGATGATGTGAATTACTGATCTATTATCTTTTAGTTATGATATTCTTATTGATGATTGTATTAATGGTCTTATAGATGATCTTATTGATGTAAGTTATTAGGTAATTATCTTTTAGAGTTATAATGTATGGGTTCGTATGGAGTTTATAATGTATGTGTTCATTTGGTAAAAAGCTATAAGGTATGTGCGCGAATGGAAACAGCTATAAGGAAATTATCTATTAGGTTCAAAATGTATGTGCGCGTGGCTTAAGCAGGTAAGATATAAGGGATTCATTATCTTTTAGGATTATCTAATATGCTCCTACAATTATAGATTTAAGATAGAATCATTAATAGATCCATTATAGAGGCTTTTAATACTGCGGTATGTGGAGCGGAACATCTTAACCCGAAAAACTCGGGTTAATTCAAAGCATTCTCAATTGGGTTTTAAGTAATTGAAAAGTTCTGCGTACAAGTATCGCATCACAGCAGCAGTAGAGCGTTACAGAGGCGGTCAGCCGGTACCTCGAGCTCAGTCTTATTAATCTGACGGTGGCCACATGAACAACTGCTACCTCATTCATGCGACGTGGACTTTTTAGTCCATCTTTAGCCTTTGTATATCTTTTCGCTATAACACAAATGGGTTGTATGAAGGCATATCCCATAACTCATCTGGTGGGGTAGTGTGTTATATCTCCGTTGCTAACTTCGGAACTTCCATCCCTTGTGATCAAGTAGTCCAAGGTTTAAGGGCACGTAATGGTCGCCTGTGCACGGCTTTCTTAGCAATTCTCTCGTCTTTCTATGTTAGATCTAGTAATTCGACGAGCATGTTTGGCGGGTGCCTAAAAGATAATTGAGTAATTGCTTTTGTGTAAGTAGACTTTGCGTCGATAATGATTTGAGATGGTCTCTAAAAGATAATTGAATAATAGACGTGGTGTCGGTATGGATTTGAGATGGTCTCGGTAAACTGCTTTTGAGTATGATTAAGTATAACCTATATTATTGTGACTGTCAACCTATTTTTCAAGGTATCTCGGGTAATTCTTTAGTATAGTTAATTGTAATCTATTTGGATTGGGTTGTCAAGGGCTTTTTCGATTATCTTTTAAGCATCACGAACAGCAAGCACACTCCATTTACAACTTTTCAAATCAGTGTCATGTTCAACAAGATCTGGAAATGGGTATAAACTTTTAGCATGTCGATCACCACGCTCTTCACTCGACCAATACCAGTGAATTCCTGTAAATGCTCTAAACTCCCTAAACTCTGCTTCAGTTGGCAATCTCCAACCAATTCTACCATCTACATTTAATGCAAAACAGTAAAATTTGGCAGTATCCCAATCCATGCTTACTTTGGTTTCGTAGAATTCTAGTGTCATGTTTAATCCAGTTGGTTTGTATACTGGGTATTGTACATGGATTTTGGATAGTGTCAACTATTATCTTTTAGATATCCCTGACAGCCCGAGTATAACACTGTATGTTAATTTTATGGCATGGTCTATGTTTACCACTAACAAAGCATTGATACATCGCATAATCTCTTTCAAAACAAGTATTAGACCAATACCAAGATCTCTTAAAATCCGAGTTAATCTTCAATATTTCACTTAATTCATGTAATGCGGGCAACCGCCATCCAGTTCTGCCATCAATATTAAGAGAAAAACAATACAATCTTGCATCCTCCCAATTGGCTTCTATTTCAGTTGATATAGGTGCTATTTCAATTTTCATGCTACGTCTCGTAGAAAAATTAAGATCATTGGATATCTCTTACTGGAATTACCATATTTTCTTCGGCCACATTCCATGCTTCGTAACTAACAGTTGGTAGTGAACCGTCTTCGTATGTACAGTACACCAATGAGATTGCAGATTCGCTTGGCCATAATACCGCTTTACGGATATTAGACACTTCTTCTGATGATAATTTATTTTGATCAAACCAATACCAATCCCACGGTACACGGTGTGGTATGATTAACGACAGTTCGGAATTGGTTGGTAATCTCCAACCAGTAACACCATCGATGTTAAGTGAGAAACAGTACAGTATTGCATCACTTAGGTTCAATTGTTTTACTGCTCTATTTGGTGCTATTTCGAATTTCATAGGTATTTGCGTGAGTTAATGTACACATAGTTTATCAAAACAGTATGTATGATGCAACTATTATCTTTTAGAAATGTTAAATAGAGGTAACACTCAATTTACTTATTTAATTTCAAAAGGTGAACTACTATGGCTAAAATCAAATCATTTGCTACTAAACTAAAATCATGTATTAAAACTAATAGAAGATCGTGTGCGGATTTGTACGATGACCCAACTAAGGTTGAGTTTGTGGACTATATCACGTGTCCGGTACACGGCATTAGAATGCGACAAATGAAAAGTACGTATATAACAAGTTATTTGTTAATGTCAGTTGCAGAATTTGAAGAGAAATATCCAAACTTTCAACGTGATACCACTGCTAGATCTGAAAATATCAAAAAGGGTATTAATGAGATTGATCCAGAAACAGGATTAACCAAGTATGAATTGGGTCAACAAAAAGCAAGAGAAACCTTGGCGACGCCAGATGAGAATGGTGAAACTGGTTATGATAAAAAAGGTAAAAAAACTAAAGCAACACACTTGAGTACGGTAGATGAGAATGGTAGAAATGGGTATCAAAGGCAAGCACATGGTCGCGTGACTACAGTTTTGGAAAATGGGTTGACAGTCGAAGAGAATGCACACTTAAAACGTCGAGAAACTCTGAATACTACTATGGTTAGCGGATGCGGTAGAGCTAGTAAAGTATCCAAAAAGTGTTTAAAACCAATTTTAGATTATCTAAACGATCACAAGATTCCACATTATTTCGATACACATGAATTTGGAATAAATGATTCAGTGTCGAAAAATCGATATTCATTCGATTTAACTATAAAAAAGTATAACATCGCTATTGAATACCAGTCGAATGCTTACCATTCAAATCCTGCATGGGATGATGAAAAATGGAATAATTGGAAACCCTGTTTTGGAGAAAAATCGGCAGAAGAAGTTCTCGCATATGATTACAATAAAGCCCGTGCTTTGTATAGGATGCATCGAGTCCCAACATATTATGTATGGGAAGACACAGTAAAAGAAGACGTAGAAGGAATATTATGTTTGTTGAAAACAGCGCATACGAAATACTTACTCCAGTTGGCTGGAGAGATTTTAACGGAGTAAGAATAACTCCAAACAAAGAAACATTCAAAATAACGTTAGTTACAGGTGATGCCGTTTCAGCAACGGCATTGCATTATTTCTATATTAACGGGGTTAGAACCAAGGTTAAAGAATTATCAGTTGGTGATTCTATTGATACAGTGAATGGATTAGTCGAAATTGAATCAATTGAGTTTGATCAATTAACCGATGTGTATGATATTGTAGAAGTCCATGAAGAAAATCACAGGTTTATCGTAAATCATTGTTTTATAACAAAAAATTGCGATGAGTTCAGTTTTGTGAGTCCGCCCGAAAAAGCAAAAGAATTCTGGACTGCGTTATCACCAACGTTATCTACTGGTGGACGTTGTATCTTGACCTCAACACCAAATAGTGACGAGGATCAATTTGCGTTGATTTGGCATGATGCCAATAAGAAATTCGATAATAATGGTATCGAACAGAAAGTTGGTATTAATGGATTTTATCCATTTTTCGCTCATTGGAGAGAACACCCTGATAGAGATGACAAATGGGCGACAACCGAACGGGCGAAGATAAATTCAGAAAAATTTCGTAGGGAGTTCGAGTGCGAGTTCTTAATTAATGACGAAACCTTGATCAATGCAACAAAACTGGCAGAATTAAAGGGCGTAGATCCAATTTTAACAATGGGACAAATGCGTTGGTATAAAGAAATAAATCCACTAGCAACCTATCTAGTATCGCTAGATCCAAGTTTAGGTACTGGTGGTGACTACGCAGCTATGCAAGTATTTGAAATGCCAAGTATGGATCAAGTTGGTGAATGGCGACATAACACTACACCCGTGCAAACACAAATCAGACATCTAAGAGATATATTAGCATATATACATGACCGTGGAATTGAAAAAGGTGGATTTGCACCTACTACTTATTATAGTATGGAGAATAATACACTAGGTGAAGCAGCCTTGATCGTTATCGAGAGTATCGGTGAAGAGAATTTCCGTGGGTTATTCCTTTCAGAACCTATCAAGAAAGGTCATATCAGAAAGTTCCGTAAAGGGTTTAACACTACACATAGAACAAAAGTTACTGCATGTAGTCAGTTTAAAAACCTATTAGAAACTGGTAAGATGACGATTAACTCTAAAGTTTTGGTATCTGAATTGAAAACTTACATATCGAGAGGTGTTGGGTTTGGTGCTAAATCAGGTGAGCATGATGACTTGATTTCTGCTGTTCTTCTTATTATAAGAATGGCAACCGTATTATCTGATTGGGATCCATCTATATATGATAAGATGTCTGAGAAATTGACAGAAGATCAGATGCCATTACCTATCTTTATTAGTAGTGGATTCTAAAAGATAATCGAAACCCACGTATCATAAGCTAAAAGATAATTGACCCCATGAGACCAACCATAAACCATGAACCATTATCTTTTAGCTATAACAAAAAGGACAACCAATGAGAGAAACAATAGACGAAATACACAACTTGAAATACGAAGAACACGACAAGTTGAATGAAAATTCCATAGACGATGCAATTGTATTCCTACAGCAATTGCTACCTGGTACTAAACAACCAACTGTAGAAGTTCAGTTTGATGGTGAAATAAGACTTACTTGGTTGAATGATTTCTTAGAGTTGGAAGTTGGATTTTACGGTGATGGTACTTATGCGTTTGTAGCATATAACTCAAAGATCAATCATGAAATCATGGGTGAAAACATCCAAGTAAATATCATCAGTCAGCGAATCGTACCTTATATTAACCCAAGAAAGGTCTTTGGATTAGAGGGATTAACTGACGAAGACATAAAACGACTAGAAGGCATCAGTCAACTGAATGACCAAAGTCCCACAGAATAGGCTAAATACCGATTATGGATACACGAAATAACATTGCAACAGATTTATTTTACAAAATACGAAGCAGATTCTCTGGTCTAAAATTAGGAACGGAATCTGGTGAGATAACTATTATCCCAGAGGATGCACGTTTCTTCGATTTTGATTATATGGAAGGTGAAACCGCTATTGGTCATGTGAGTATTAGTTTGGCTGAACAGAATTCCATGAAGGTATATTTCTCACATGGAATTACCGAAACCATGGATACAAATCAAAAGAACAACTGGTATGGGTTTTTAAAGGAGTTAAGGATATTTGCAAAACGCAGGCTGTTAAACTTCGATCCTAGAGACATTGCCAAAGACAACCTAGATCAAAGAGACTATTCGTTCTTGAGCCAAAATGCAAAATCTGCAACACCAGCACCAATTGGAGAAAGTATAATGAGTGAAAGTAACCTTTATGGTACTAAAAACGTAAGCTATCAGAAGTTGATGGATACACGATTAATTATCAAGCACAGTAAAACCTTGAATGATGATATGGCACCTGGGTCTCGTTCACGCAACATCTCAGCCCTATTCGTAGAGAATAGTGATGGTGAAAGATTCAAATACCCATTCAAACACTTGGCTGGTGCTAGAGCTATGCAACGCCATGTTGCTAATGGTGGGTTGCCTTATGATGATCTTGGTAAATCTATTACTGGTATGAGTGAAGAAATTGCACAGTTGAAAAGTTTTGGTAACTATGTTGTTAGAAACGATTTGATGAATTCAGATACTAATAATATGGTAGAACGTAGTACTGCCCAATTGGACCACTTACGCGAAACTTTACACAAATTGGCAAAACAACACCACTACGAATCATACAAAGAAAACTTCAAAGCTGCCGCACCAATGGAAATGCCGCAATCTGTAGTTGAAGAATATAAAGATAAGTTCACTGTACGTAACTTCAAAGAAGATATCGCATCCGTGTTCCCTGTTATCTATAGATTGATGCAAGAAAACGGCATTGAGTATTCTGATATTGTTAGTATGACTTCTTCAGATGAACCTGTTTCTGAAGAAATCTCGGTTATTGACCCAATGTCTAAATTTGAACAATGGGCTATGAACTTAGGTGAAGAAGATGCTATTGTTAGCACAGACCCAGAAAATCAAAAGTCTGCTATTGCTGAACTACAAGACTTAGTTAAAGAACCTTTACCTGCTGGTGTCGATGGGTTGAATGCCATTGAAAGCCTAAAAGGTATTATTGATGAACCCGCTTTGAATAGAGCAATCGTTAAATCTGCAAACGAAGATCCTGAAAAATGCGTGATTCCTTTGATTCAATCTTTCTTGCAACAACATGCACCTGAAGTAGTTGACCAAATCGATTGGGAACATGGTCATGACTCGGAACATTCAGATACCGGTGAAACTGAAGTTGAAAAACTTGAGAAAGAAGACGTAGCCTCTGAATGCGGTGATTCCGATAAAGAAGAACGTGGACACAGCAACGTAGATATGAATGAACTATTCGAATACGTTAAATCTTTCTACGACCACATGGAAAACAAATTCCCATTAGGTCCAGAAAAAGTAACCATCATGGTTGGTAAGAAGTTCGGTGAATCAGCAGCTAATGCAGTTAAGAAACTAATTGAACGTATGGCTCCTGAACAAGCTAGTGTTGGTATCCACGCTGCCCCTGAAGAATCTTCTGAAATCGCTCGCTTTAAACAGTTAGCTGGAATTTAAAAGGTTGACTTTGTACCCTTTGGTTGATAAGATTAGAGGGTACTTGGAGAGCTACTATGACCTTAACTGAAATATTCAATTTAGATCCACCCGAAGATGAATGGGATTTACCACAGATCGAATTCGTCATGTTTCAAATCGGTTCTGGTAAGTTGTACATCTCAAGTAAAATAGCAGGTCGTTCATGTGCAGTTCAGTACTTAATTGATGACAATAATATACGGATTGAATACCCATTTTCAGATGTAGAAGGTAAGTTAGCCGATTTCTTAGTTAAAAATCGATCTGCTATCCTAGAGTTTTGGGAATGTGGTGGTTCGTTCATGCTATGTGAGTTGGTTAATTTCGTTGAGAATCGATTTGATGATTAATTGATGCACCGATTGGTTAGACCGGTGCATGCTGGATGCTTATCTTTTAGAGCAGTTCTTGAATAGCTGCCCAAGAAAGTTGATCCTTAGTCAAGATATGAATGATAACATTATTATACAGCATAGCTTGATTGATTTTCGGGATATCTTTAGGTATAATCCAATCATTCTTTGGGTCTAAGTAGATATCTTGATCGGGTAAGTAAAAGTCAGCAAAATACTTTTTCTTCAATCCATTAAGGACGTAATGCATGTAAGGTGGTCTGATCCACGGAATACCATGATCATCCAAATCTTTGGCAACTCGATACTCGTAAGAGGATTCTAACCAAACACGACCGGCAAATGGTGAATCATACCAACCATACGCGTGGTTATTTTGATTACCACCGAAGTTTGGATTATTAGTTGCAGTTCTTGATATAATCGCTCTAGCGCATTTAGTAGAACACGTGGATCTCTCGGTCGTATTGTGAAACCATTTACCACATTCTTTACATTGCGACACCTTAGAATATGGTGGTTTAGTTGGACGATTATATGAAGATTTTTTAGTTTTGGTGGTATTACTACTTTTTGCAGTACTATCACTTTCTGGCAATCTCACACCCATAGCTGTTTTTGCACAAGTATCAGAACAAGTTAACCGTTTTCCAGTCTTAGGAAACCATTTACCGCATACTTTGCACTGCGATACTAGGGTATACGGTCCGTGCGGATTTGTTGAGTAATTGTCCTTTAACGACGAACTCGTTTCAATACCAACTGAGTTTCTAGGAGTGCGGAATTTGTTATTAACGGTGGCCGCGCAACTAGATGAGCAGTATTTGTTGAAACTGGTACTAGTTTTCTTACCGCAGCATATACAGTTTGAAAGTTTTGATATGTGGGTCTCAAGGTACGAAACTAGTACAACTTTCTTGGAATAAATACAGGAGCATTTGGTGGAATCTTTATCACCATCAACACCACCATGAACGTGGTAATGCGCATCTAGTGAACGACTGTTATCGAATTCTTTACCGCAAATTTTACATTTATAAGTCATAATATTATTAAATAGGTTGAGTTAATCGGTTGTGTATGGCCCCATACACAACCATATTTATGAACGGTTTTTCTTAGCATTTAGCTAAATACTTAGTCTAAAAGATGATTTACTCAAAGTGGTTTTCATTATCTTTTAGATAAATACAATATATGAAGTGCCGGTGTAGCTCAGTTGGTAGAGCAACTGCTTAGTACGTAGTTTGTCGCGCGTTCGATCCGTGTCTCCGGCTCCATATAAATCAATGACTTACAATACATTAATCCATCGTAGTTCAGCGGTAGAACGGAAAACTGTTAATTTTCATGCCGGTGGTTCGAGTCCATCCGATGGAGCCAAATACTAAAAGATAATAGTTCCCTAAAGCTAATCAATAGGTAACTGGTTTGAGTCGTACAATAAGCATACTAAAAGATAATTAACCCATATTTGAAAAAAGTTCCCTAATAGCGAGATTACAGACTTACGATATTTCAATGATGGAAAATAAAGATTGACATACTAAAACAAAACAACTATACTTAACAAATGACGTCAAGTCTCAAGTTAAACAGAAATAAAGATTGACAACACCGAACAAACACTATATACTTAACAAACTGGGCTAAGAAACCCTTAGCCCAAACTTTCAAAAGCAACCTAGGACGGCATTATGATTTAGATATACTTACAACAGCGTTACAATTCACAAGAGCAGTACAAACTTTTACTTTTTATAGGAATACACAAATGGCATCTTTAGCTGAAATCCGCGCAAAACTTCAAGCATCACAAAACAACCAATCTAACAGTGGTTCTAATGGCGAACCAAGCGTTATCTATCCACACTGGAACATTGCTGACGGCAATGAAACAACAATCCGATTCTTACCGGATGCAGACACAACCAATGATTTCTTCTGGGTTGAAAAACAAATGATTAGACTTCCCTTCGCTGGCATTAAAGGCGAGGCAGATTCACGTCCAGTTGTTGTTCAAGTTCCATGTATTGAAATGTATGATGCAAAAGCATACTGCCCAATTTTAACCGAGGTTCGTGGTTGGTTCAAAGACAAATCTTTGGAAGAAATGGGTCGTAAGTATTGGAAAAAACGTACATTCTTAGCACAAGGTTTTGTTGTTGAAGATGGCTTGAAAGAAGACAACCCACCTGAAAACAAAATCCGTAGATTCATTATCAGTCCACAAATCTTTGGTTTGATTAAATCTGCCTTATTAGATCCAGAGTTGGATGAATTACCAACTGATTACTTACGTGGTCTTGACTTCCGTATTTGCAAAACCTCAAAAGGTGGATTTGCTGATTACTCAACTTCTAAATGGAGCCGTCGTGAACGTGCTTTAAATGAAGAAGAATTGCAAGCAATTGCTGACCATGGGTTATTCAACTTAGCTGACTTCTTACCTAAACGTCCTGGTGAAGTTGAGTTGAAAGTTATCAAAGAAATGTTTGAAGCATCGGTTGATGGTGAAGCCTATGATGTTGAAAGATGGGGTCAATACTATCGTCCAAATGGCATTCAAGCACCTACTACTGAATCTCGTGTAGTTGCTGCACCGGCTGCTCCAGTAGCTGCGTTAGTTGCTGACCCAGTTGTTTCTGCTCCTTTATCATCTGCTGATGATTTACCATGGGAAACTCCTGCTGCGGCTTCTTATGCTGCACCAGCGGTTGCACCTGAAACGACTGGTGAAGGCGCAAGTCGTGCACAAGACATTCTTAAAATGATTCGTGACCGTCAAACGGCTTAATCAGTAGTATTGGGTGTGTAGGATAGGTCCTGCACACCCTTTTTTCGTTTATAGAGGAGAGGTAATGAAAGCATTTGACGTAAGTAAATTTCGTAAAACATTAACCAAGTCTATTGAAGGTCTTGGTGTTGGTTTCAATGACCCAACTGATTGGATTAGTTGTGGTAATTATGCACTTAACTATTTGATTAGTGGTGATTTCAATAAAGGTATTCCATTAGGTAAGGTTACAGTCTTCGCCGGGGAATCAGGGTGTTTACCTGCATTGGCTAAGGTCGATGTCAAATACACTATTAACGAGGTTGGGTTTAATGAAACTGTAACTGTTTCTAAACTTCGTGAATTGGTTCATGATTCAGCTGTTGAAAAATTAAAAATTTCAACACCAGACGACTACCAATTAGTTGGTCAATGGTTTGATAAAGGTTCATTGTCAATTGTTAAGATTACAACTGCTACTAGAAGTGCAGAATCTGCAACTAATCACTTATATCAACTAGAAGATGGTGAATGGGTTACTGCTGGTGAATTAACCATTGGTGATTCAGTTATGACTGTTGATGGTGCCGAAGAAATCACCAGTAAAGAATATTTGGCAGATGCTGAGTGTTACGATTTCGAGGTGTTACACCAAAACCACCGTTACTGGAGTGATGGATTCTCGAGTCATAATAGTGGTAAGTCTTATATTTGTTCTGGCAACATTGTTAAAAATGCACAGGAACAAGGTATCTTCGTTGTTTTGATTGACAGTGAGAATGCGCTTGACGAGGCTTGGTTGCAGGCACTCGGTGTTGATACTAGCCCAGATAAATTGATGCGACTTGGTATGTCAATGATCGACGATGTTGCTAGAACTATCAATGAATTCATGAAAGAGATAAAATCAATGGATGAAGCTGATAGACCGAAGGTTCTATTTGTGGTGGATTCATTGGGTATGCTATTAACCCCAGTGGATGTTAATCAGTTTGAAAGTGGTGATTTAAAAGGAGACATGGGACGTAAGCCAAAGGCTTTGATGGCATTGGTTCGCAATTGTGTTAATATGTTTGGTAATTATAACATTGGTATGGTATGTACAAACCACACATATGACTCTCAAGACCCATACAACCCTGATCCAAAAATATCGGGTGGCGCTGGCGCAATTTATGCTTCTAGTATCGTAGTTGCAATGAAAAAGTTGAAACTAAAAGAGGATGAAGACGGTAATAAAACGTCAACCGTTCATGGTATTCGAGCGGGTTGTAAAATCATGAAGACTCGATACGCACAACCATTCACTGATATTGAAGTTCAAATCCCGTATACAGAAGGTATGAGTTTGTATAGTGGTATGTTTAGCCTGTTAGAAGGCAAAAAACTGATCACTAAAGAAGGCAACCGATACGTTTATATTGACACTAACGGTGGTATTCATAAGTATTTCCGTAAAGAATGGAATAAGAATGAGAACGGTATCTTAGATTTGGTTATTTCTGAATTCCAGAAAAAAGTACAAGCAGTTGAAGTTGCTTCAGAACTTGATGATGATCAAAGTGAAGAGGAACTAGATTAAATCATCCCAAAAACCCGTCTTTCTATAAGGCGGGTTTTCCAAAATGATACATAAGGTCAGTTAACATTTTTAATTAAGGAGAAAACAACCCATGAAAGAAGCATTAATCACTGACATTTGGACTGTATTAGTTGAACACTTATCGGAAAGACAACGCAAGAACGCGGCAGTTGAGTATGTAAATGTATTACAAGACCACGGGATTAAAGAAACGATGTTAGAAAGTTTAGTAGGTGTAGACCCATACTTAGACTTTGCATTAGAAGCAGTTATGGATGACGAAGACGACGATTACGACGACGAATAAGGTGAAAAATGACAAACTGGTATGATAAGGTTTCACGGGATATAACGAATGTTCCACACGCAATTGCCCATTATCGGTCAGAATTAGGTTCTGCCAAGGTAGACGTTAAGATTTCTGGTAGTATTGAACGTGCGGCAGCTGCAATGCCAGGGATTGTTGAAACACGTTTTTGCCAGTTACAAGAGATTGAGGCTATATTGGAATACTTGAACATTTGTTTGAAGCAGATGAAAAGTCAACATTTCCAAAAGTATCTTGAAACATATCAACGTTCTTTGAGTAGTAGGGATTGTGATAGATATGTAGATGGAGAACAAGACGTAGTTGATTTTGAGATATTAATCAATGACGTTGCCTTACTCAGAAACCAGTATCTTGGTGTTATCAAAGGATTGGATATTAAGCAATGGCAGTTATCCAATATCGTTAAGTTAAGAACTGCTGGATTGGATGATGCGTCTATCTAAAAGATAATTGATACACTTTGTATCCACCATTGACACGGAAGCCCACTCTCGAGTGGGCTTTTTGTTATCTCAAAATTACAATAAATATAGGAAAACTAAGAGGTTAAATCCATGAGAATAACAGACATCATCGGCGAATCAGCAATCGATGAAGCACCACTCCCACCAGATTGGGATAAATCGGTATACACGCCACAAACATCATACAAGAAAAGAATTGAATATGCGGTCGCACGTGCCCAAAAGATGGGCAAGGGATCATCGAGAACTGCTTTTGATATTGAATACGAAGGTAGACCAACTGTTCTTAAAGTTGCGCATAATGTAAAAGGAATGGCACAGAACAAAGAAGAAGCAGAAATACTAGATGATGGTTATGTGCAAGATTTGGGAATTACTATCCCAATTATCGATTATGATGAAGAGCATGATGAACCGGTTTGGATTCATACAGAAAAAGCACAGAAAGCTACTGAAAAACAATTGTGCAATTTAATGAAATGTGGTACTTTACGTTTATTGGTTGCTATGGCATTTGCTAGTACTGGTAAGAAAGGTGGAACCTTAAGTCACGAAGAAGTTATTCGTGAGTTGAAATCAGATAGATTTAAGTACACAGACGAAGATGTTGAGTTGTGTGAAGAATATGCACAGGCATTAACTGAACTTGCAGTTAATTTTGATGTAGGTTTATGGGATTTTGTAAGAACAGCCAACTGGGGTTTATTTAATGGTAAACCTGTTGTAATTGATGTTGGTTATACTGATGCAGTTCACGCGGCACATTATCGATGAATACAATAGTAATAGTAACTGGTGGATTTGATCCGATTCATTCTGGTCATATAGAATACTTGAAGGCTGCTAAGACTTTGGGTGATATACTTGTTGTTGGTGTGAATAGTGATGAATGGCTTGTTCGTAAGAAAGGCCAGGCTTTCATGCCACTTGACGAGCGGGTATCTATCATTCAGAACTTAAAGATGGTTGATGATTGTATTGTATTTGATGATACGAATGGTGATGCGATTGATGCTATTAATCGAGTCAAAACTTTATACCCAGATAACCGGTATATCTTTGCTAACGGTGGTGATAGAACGGCTAGTAATATCCCAGAGATGTCAGTTAGGAATGTAGAATTTGCATTTGGTGTTGGTGGTACTAATAAAAAGAATTCAAGTTCATGGATATTAACTGAGTGGAAATCACCTAAGACTAATCGTGTATGGGGTTATTATCGAGTATTGCATGATGTTCCTGGAATAAAAGTTAAAGAATTAACAGTAAATCCCCAGTCATCATTATCAATGCAACGACATGAATCTCGGTCTGAGTATTGGATGGTAGCTGAAGGCACGGCAACTGTTACTAGTTCTGATTCGATTTCTACATTAGTTACACATGATGAATATCACGTACCTGAGCATACTTGGCATCAATTGAGTAATATCACAGATAGACCACTAAGAATAATTGAAATACAATACGGTGAAAGTTGTGTTGAAGAGGATATTGAAAGAAAATGATCACAGTATTCATTGGGTATGACCCACGAGAAGCAATAGCTTATCATGTTTGTGCTAATAGTGTTATTAGACATAGTTCAAAGCCAGTAGCATTAGTTCCATTGGCTTTGGATAATCTAAAAGATTATGCAGAAACGCACGACGATGGTAGTAACCAATTCATTTATAGTCGATTCTTGGTTCCTAGTTTAATGAATTATGAAGGTTGGGCAATCTTTATCGATGGTGATATGTTACTACGTGAAGATATTACTAAACTCTGGGATATGCGAGATCCGACAAAAGCAGTTCAATGTGTTCATCATAATTATGAAACTAAGATGACCACCAAGTACTTGGGTTCAGTTAATCAAAATTATCCACGTAAGAATTGGTCTAGTGTAGTGCTGTGGAATTGTGCACATCCAGCTAATAGACAGTTAACCTCTGGTTTAATACAAGCCTCCTCTGGTGCATTTTTACATCGTTTTACTTGGTTAACTGATGATTTGATTGGTGAATTGCCAGTTGAATGGAATTGGTTACCTGATGAATTTGGTGCTAATCCTGATGCTAAACTTCTACACTATACACTTGGAACTCCTTGTTTCCATGATTTTGCACTAACTCCAATGGCAGACGAATGGCACAGAGAAAGAATGTTAACAAACTACTCGACTCAAGTAAATGCAATTTCTTAGTAAGAATCTTCAAGATGAGTACGTGGGTATGCTTGCGACTAGCCATAATCATGATGTGGTTGGATATAATGTTTTTGATTACGATGCTAGTACAGACCCTCTTGTACTCAGAGGTATTCTCAAACATAAACTTATCAAACGTTGTTGGGCGGATAGTCGCGATTTCTACTACATAGATAGTGGATATTTTGGGAATGGTAAGTGCAATAAGAATCCATTGGGTAATAAGTTATATCATAGAATTGTAAAGAATGATTTGCAACATGGTGCTGTAGTTGAAAGACCTGCGGATCGATGGTTGAAACTAGGATTGTCACTTTCTAATTGGCGAAATACTGGTAGAAATATACTAGTTGCTGCACCGGATGAAAAGCCTTGTAAGTTTTATGGTGTCGATAAAGATACTTGGATTGCTGAAACCGTTGCTACTATTAAACAACATACAGATAGACCAGTGATTGTTCGTGATAGAGCAAAATTACGCAGTGAGAGAATAACAAATACTTTACAAGAAGCGTTATCAGATACGTTTGCATTAGTTACGTTTAATAGCGTAGCAGCCACTGAAGCAATTATGTATGGAATACCGACATTTACCTTAGTGAACAATGCAGCTAGTCCAGTTTCATTACAAGATTTAAGCAAAATAGAAACACCTTATTATCCAACTATGGATGAACGTTACGCATGGGCTTGCCACTTAGCCTATGGTCAATTTCACGTCACTGAACTAAAAGATGGTTCAGCTTTACGAATTTTAGGTATATGAAGATATTAGTTAGTATTGCATCTGGTGCAAATAATACCGAACGTAATGTGTTGCGTTCATTCTATGAAGGGATTGAACGGTATTATTTTCAGTTATTTGAGGTTACTTCACAGCGTATGTTGAAGCGACAGCATGGTATTGATTTACGGTTGAGTTACGATAATGAAATAGAATCGTGTGATATTGCTGTGCAGTTTGGTACGGTTAAACCTAGGTCAGCTGAACACCACATTACACGTCAAAGTATTCAGAAGAAAGCTGATCAAGTAATTTACATTGAAACTCCGCTGTTAGGTAGAACTATTGTAGAAGGAAGTAAACATCAATATTATCGAGTTGGTATTAATGGGTTTATGAATAATGATGGTATATTCTATGGTGATTTGATTGATAAAACTCGGTTAGCTGATATGAAACAGTATTTGGATATTCCAGAATTTGCTGGTTGGAAAGATCATTCGATAGGTAATATCTTGGTGTTGCTGCAATTACCAGGCGATGCAAGTCTACGAGGCCAAAAGATGAGTGAGTGGCTATTGGAAACATTGGCATCTATAAGAGAAATAACCAATAGACCAATCGTAGTTCGATTTCATCCAGCAATGAGTGCTAAAGGGCGTGCTGAGTTTTATGGTGAAATTGGAGATGTGTTATTCAAGAATTACCAAAATATAAATTGGTCTAATGGATTAGATCGAAGTTTACAGGAGGAGTTATCTGGTGCTGGAGTTTGTATTACGTATACAAGCGGATCCGCAATTGATTCAGTGTTGGCAGGAGTTCCCGTTATTGCAATGGACGAAGGAAACATGGGATATCCAATTTCAAGTCATCGTATTAGTGACTTGCTGAATCCTAAGAAGATTGGTACATTTGAACTAAAGAGATGGGTTAATCAATTAGCAAATAGTCAATGGTCTGAATCTGAGATGATTGAATCTAAAGTTTGGCAGCATTTATTGCCACTGATCGGTGAATTGTGAAAGTAGCAATCTATCATAGGTCAGTACCGAATGCAAAAAACCAAGAGAAGGTTGATTTGTTAAATCACTTTGCTACTGGTGTTGCTCGTAATGGTGATACGGTAATTGATGTAAATGATTTAACTCATCAACCAACTGATGTTGGAGTTATACAAGGTTGGGTTAGTAATGATATAAAACGACCACATTTGAGATTGCGAAACACCGTAGTTGAAGAACAAATCAAATCTGGTAAGTATGCGGTTGCGGTTGATAGTAACTTGTTTCTTTATAACGACACTACTAATCCATTGCATTATTTGAGATATAGTTTTAACGGTATATTTCCAAATACAGGAATCTACTGCGATTCTAAAATAGATCCTACTAGATGGCAGCGGTTAAGTAAAAACTTAAACTTGAGTCTAAAAGATAATAGAACAACTGGTAATCACATTTTGATTTGCATGCAACGAAATGGTGGTTGGAGTATGGGTAGTGCAGATGTTCAAGATTGGGTTATTTCAACTATAAACGAATTGAGAAAGTATTCAGATAGGCCAATTGTTATTAGACCACACCCGGGTGATAAAGCAACAAAAGAGTTGCTTAATTCTACAAATGCAACTAATAAGTTGCGTGGGTTGACTATTAGTAGAAATGCAAATCTAAAAGATGATTTAATCAACTGTTGGGCAGTGGTGAATTGCAATTCTAGTCCGGTAGTTGGTGCTGCTATTGAGGGATACCCGATCTTTGTTACCGACCCAGATAAAAGTCAATGTAGAGAAGTAGCAAACTTGAGTTTGTCTGATATAGAAAACCCATTACTACCAGATAGGCAGCAATGGGTTGAACGGTTAGCGATGTTTCACTGGAACTTTGATGAGTTAAAGTCTGGTGAATGTTGGGCTCATATGAGAAGTTTTATTTGAAATTGTTGTTAGTATGTGGCACTTCAGTTGGCCAACCTTGATAGTGTACTGTCATTTCTTGTGCAGTACCTGATTCCCATTCATCGATATTGAATTGAACCCAAGCCATATGTTCATGCCAAATATCTCTATTAATTGGTTTGGTTGGTACATTCCAGTTAGATAAATGATTATCACATGCAACCCATGTAGGACATACTCCTAGACTTATTGCTTTCTTACCGAACCAAAAGGCTTCGCAGGTAATAGCAGAACTGTAACTAATTACTAAATCAGCCCACTCAAATTCACCGTCATCACCAAATAAACCAGTAACACCTCTTGAGATATCACCATTATGTTGAGATGACTTCTTACCAGATTTATACCGGATTTTGACATTAGCACCTTCTAATTGCGATTTGATATCTTCAGCCCAATCTTGTTGAGATACGTTAGTGAATGCGCCTTGACTTTTGTTTGAAGTTGCAATCAATACGTTTTTAACTTCGGAGACTTTCCAAGGTTGCTTTTCTAATCTTGTAGTATTCCAACGACTAAATGGCATATCACCAAGTTTAGTGCATGCAAATGAGTTAACTGATACTCTAGCTGCAAATCTTTTAGCTGCTGACCAAGAACCAATATAAGGTCGATTTAATGCAAAATATGGATTACCGGCACGCATCCAACGTTGAGTATCACCAATCGGATTTGCTGGTAATATCATTGGTATTTCTGGATCGGCATCCTCTATAGAGTCTACTATAATCAGTTTGTCTAGGTAATGTTTCCAACCATCTACTATTGGTTCTTCTAGGAATCCTGCTTTAATTTGTGCGATTTTCTTCATCAATGAATTCCTGAAGTCTTTTAATGTCAGCTTGTCTGTATCTAGCTGTTATTCCCCACATCCAAGCATCCCGTTCTTTCATCCATGAATGATGATAACTTTTAGAAACGCCATCTCCTACGTTCTCGATTGGCATTTCAAAGTCTGGAATTAAGTGAAATCTACCAACGCCTCTTGCGACTTCGGCAATCCAAGTATCAACATACCAATGGTAAAAGTGTGGTGGTAAGAAGAAACCAAGGGCTTTAATCCAATTCTTATGTAAGCAGAAATGCGGATTCTTTTTCTTACTAACTGATGGTGCTCTTGGGTAAACACATGCTATTTTATCTGGGTATTGGTCAAATACGTTTAACACTTTAACACCCCAATTATCACAACCAAACTGTGCATCATCACCAACTAAAAACAAAATGTCGTAGGTTGCTTGTTCAGCCATTAAGTTCCAGCTATAACAAGTACTTTGATTTGGTCCAATTATGTATTGCGATTCATCTAAGAATTCCAAGTAATCAGACAGCATTGGGTCATCTGAATTCAAAAAGAATTTGATATCGATGATACAACCTGGTGCGTTAAACGCAGACTGCATCATACGTTTTGCTAATGTAGGTCTACTACGGCTTGGTGTTAGTATGCTTATCACTTCTTGATACCAAAGAAATACAAGTCTTTTGATTTTGGGTTTGTAGAAAATTCAAAGGTAGAAAACTTGGAAAAGTCGATTTCATTTCTAAAATCTTCTTCGGTTAGATTCTTGTAGTAATCCCAACCTTTACCAACAGTTAATGGGCTATCAGCTGCACTGGTTCGTGTAGTTCCATGTTCTTTTCGACCAGTGGTTGCACAGGTCATAATAATCAACCCACCTTTCTTGGTCATTCTAATCATGTTTTTGAAAGTATCAACCCAATGTGGATTGTGTTCAAAACATTCGCATGAAATAATAGTATCAAACGAATTGACTTTACCATTGTAATCTTGACCTTCTGCTACTACATCTACGCCAGCACCTTCACCGACATCAATTCCGATGTACGTACAGTTTGTGAAAAATTGCCTAACAGAACCATTGATGTCTAAACTACCAACTTCTAGTACTTTTGCATTTCTAAATTTCAATGGGTATTTCTCTTTAACGGTAGCTACAAAGTGTAACTGTTCTTTATGTGACATTTATTTGCTCCAAAAATTGGTTCGTGTTAGGCTTTTCTTTCCATCTTTCTTTGTGAGGGCAGTACCCATTATGTAATTGTGTATTTGAATTTTAACATGATACTGGTTAATCGCGTTATCTGCTGGCAGGAATGTATTCGCATATGTTTCAATTAGTTTCTTAGCAGCATGTGGTTTGATAGCATATCCACAGCAACCGGGCATTGACGAATTCCTGTACTCAGAAGCTGCAGGTTCACTGGTTGGATCTAAAAGATAATTGATATACCGTTCACTTTTCGCTGGATGTCCCAATGCAACTACAAGTACATCATCCCATTCTACTGGGATAAACTCTCTGGTTAATACAATATCATCTTCCCATATGATAATGGGTTCATCCAACTCAACGCACTTCTTCCATAGGTTATAATGACTGAAGAAACAGCCTTTGACACCAGGTGAACTCATTTTAGAAACTGCTTTGGAATCTACATCAGCTGTATCTATCGGGCCTTTAATACCAAATGGGTGTAAAGTTCTTCCTTCTTGTTCCATTTGCAATACCGCATCATTACCATAAGTACCTTCGAATAGTTCAACTGTTGCTCCAAAAGATTCTAAATTATCTTTTAGGTTAGTAGCTGTTTCCAAAGAAGCTGGAATCTTTGATAGATGGATGATATAGTTGTTCATTGCCAGTAGGCCTCGTTTCTTGGTACTTTCAAATCAGATAATTTGCTACGGGCTGCTTGCTTTCTATCACCTTTCAAGTGGTCTAAGTAAGCACCCCATTCACTGTTAATCAATGGATGACCTTCACCAGCAACCAAATGACTACTCCAATCTAATTCATTCAAGTCAAATAGCTTTCTAACTGCATCGAATACATAACTATCATGCCATTCTTCTAATGTGAAAATACCATTCTCAGCATCATCATAATAACGTTGGAACTTAGCTAAGAATTTACGAACCTTTTCACTCTTTAAATTCATAGCATATAAACCGCATTCGGTGTACTTTCCTTTACGACCTAAGAAACAAATATCTTTATTAGGTGGACATAATCTTTCGATTTCAGCCATCGTAATTGGACTATGACAAATCGTGTCAGCATCCATCCAAATCAATAGGTCTGCTTTAGAACGACTTGCACAGTGAAATATACTGTAAACCTTGTGAGCGAAGCGAACTGCATCCCATTTGAAACCAACCTTTTGTGTTTTATCGGGGTGCTTCTGTGTTGAATCTTCACACCAGCCAGTAGCCATTGGAATATCTTTCCACTTGTCTTTAAATGCCATTAACTCTGGTACATTTACTAAGTTGAATAAACTGGCATTATCAACATGATCAATATTAGGCTTGCAATTCTCTGGGTATAGTTGTAAAGTGACCTCTTTAGGCCAGTTCTCGTTGAATGAATCGATCATTCGTTGAGCATACGTGGTCAAACCTTTTTGATTAAATGTTGTTACTACAGTGACTTTCATATTTTCTCTATTCGTTAAATAACTATTTAGTGAGGTTTACAATGCGATTTCGGTTATATAGAGAGTTCGGTGCAATGAATAGCGGTCCAGTATTCGATGCGTTTGAACAAGGATTACTGGTATTAGGCCATAGCGTAGTAGACGAAGATTCCGATGTTGATGTTATCTGGTCAGTTCTATGGAAAGGCAGAATGGCTCCGAATGCTGGAATATATGAATCAGCTAAAGTTACCAATAAACCAATTGTCATACTAGAAATTGGAAGCCTAATACGTGGAACTACATGGAAAGTTTCGCTGAATCACATGAATGCGCTAGGGTTCTACGGCCATGAAACTGATTTGGATGAAAACAGACCAGCTAAGTTAGGACTGGCACTAAAAGATAATGCAACCAGAAAACCTGAAATTCTACTTGCATTGCAACATCAAGATAGTTTACAATGGCAACATCAAATACCAACCAACGATTGGATTGAACAAACCATTACAGTAATCAGACAATATACCGATAGAACTGTAGTAGTAAGACCGCATCCTAGGTCAATTATATGTGTACCAATTAGAAAAGATGTTCACTGTGAACGTCCAAACCGAGTTACTGGAACTTACGATAGCTACGATATAGATTACAATTATCATTGTGTAGTTAACCACAATAGTGGTCCTTCTATACAAGCCGCTATTCATGGAACACCTGTTATTTGTGATAGTACTAGTCTGGCATACCCAGTAAGTTCACCGATGAAAACGATACACAACCCAGTATTACCCGATAGAGAAGATTGGTTTTTAAAATTAACACATACAGAATGGACTTTAGATGAAATTGCCACTGGCCTACCTTTAAAAAGACTACTTATATGATACCTTATATTGAAGACGTGTACCCCTTATTCTATGGATTAGTTGAGAAGTTTGATCCATCAGTTGCAACCGCAGCTAAACAATTTAAAACAATGTGTCAAGATGGTAAACAATTCACCGACAAACAAGCCGGTTATTTGTTATCCATAATGTCTAGTCACAAGCATCAAGTACCAGTTGACTTATCTCCGGTACTTGACAACCCTAGTTGGAAATTATCTTTTAGACAAATAGATACCGGTAAACGGGTCTGGATTACAGATAATCGAGTACATATACAATTTCCGTTTAGTATCAAAGCCAACTTCGAATCTGAATTTGATGATGAATCTACTAGTTGGAATTCCGAGTTACGATATCGCACCGGTAGTCTATTTGATATTAATGTCATACAGTTATACGATTTTGCATTAAGACATGGTTTTGAAATAGACCCGTCATTTGAAACTATTGCGTTTGAAACCGAAGATTGCCTAGCTGAAGAAAAGCAAGCATCTCCGCATAGTGTGGTTATCGATAAGCAAGTATATTTGGTTAACTCAACCGAAGAAACCGATACTTGGTTTGATTCACACAAAACCGGTAATAGACTTCAAGACCTATTCTTAGCGAAACACATGGGATATTTGTATGCTGGTAGACCAAGAAACTTAGTAGAACGCATCGCTTCATTACCTGAAAATGCTTTTTGGTTAACAGATATCGATAGATTCTTGATACTTTGCCACCATATACAAGGTAAAGTGTGTATTGTACTAGATAGAGCAAGCAACAATTATTATTGGTTACAAGATTTCATCGAAGCAGTTAAACGCTCACCTATTTCAATGGACGAGGTTAAGTATGGGTCTGCGGTAAAAGGTAACAATCCACTCAATGATATAGTCATTGAATATGGGTTGAATAAGAATGTACGTGCTGGAAAAATCATAATAAGTATCTACAGACCAAATAATTGGTTGATAGATCAATCAGAAAATGTTATGATGCTAGTTACAAACAACATATACCCGTCAACAAATGTAGTAACCCGAGAATGGCTGGATTCGCATCCTTGCGTTATACATTTAAGTGAATACAAACCAACAATCCACCACTGGAGTAAGAACCTTGTCAAACTGTAAATTAATAATTAAGGATGAAGTAAACATCCAAATAGATGGGTTAGCGGTTGAAACCCGTCGTAAACTAGTTAGTAAATTGAAATATGAATTGCCTTATGCTCGTCATATGCCAGCCTATAAACTTGGTCGCTGGGATGGTACTAAAACATTTTTTAGTATCGGTGGTACTGGGTTCTTAGCCCATTTAGATGTCATATTACCTATTATTCAAAATGATGGATATGAAATCGAGATTGAAGATAAAAGAAAACCAATTGATTTGAAATTCGATCCGATAACTGAATCATATTGGGCAGACCAAGGTAAAGTTTGGCCAGAAGGCCATCGATATGCTGGTGAACCTATTATGCTACGTGAGGACCAAGCACATGCAGTTAACATGTACTTGCAAAATCCACAGTCACTTCAATCCATATCAACAGGTGCGGGTAAGTGTCAACCATTAACCTGTAACGTATTGACACCAACTGGTTTTAGACCAATAGGTGATATTCAAGTAGGTGACCAAGTATTAACACCGACTGGTGAATCAGTTGCAGTACTTGATGTATTCGAGCCTGGTAACAAAGACGTTTATGCGTTAACATTTGAAGATGGTAGAACTACTCGTGCTTGTGGTGATCATATTTGGAAGGTATTTGTCAATTCAGCTTGGAGTCATGTAACCACTGAAAGTCTTATTGTTCTACTTGGTGGGACATCTGCATTAAGCATTCCAATGGTTACAATGGATCACCAAGCTGCATCGAATCCTGTTGATTTATCGATGCGGTTGCATCTAATTGAACAACTTAACAAACTTCTTGGCACACCGTTAGTGACTGCATTTAAATCGGAAGCAGAGGGATTCCAGCAACTTGTTAGAAGTATTGGTGGTTTGGCTCGATTAGCTTATAATGATGGTAAGTATACAGTTGATGCGACTCTACCTGTACCGGATTTAAAACTACAAATCAGTGACATCAAATTGGTTTCCAATGAACCAGTTAAGTGTATTATGATTGATAGTCCAGAACATCTATATGTAACAGATGATTTCATCGTAACACATAACACAATCACAACGGCTACCCTAAGTCAGTTATGTGAACCTTATGGTCGTTCTATGGTTATTGTACCTAGTAAAGATTTGGTACTACAAACCGAAGAAGATTACAAAAACGTAGGACTTGATGTTGGTGTTTATTACGGTGATAGAAAAGAACTTGGCAAAACCCACACCATTTGTACATGGCAAAGTTTAGAAGCACTCGATAAGAAAGACCCAGACCAAGCGATTTTATCACTTGCTGAGTTTATTGATGGGGTAACTGCGGTTATCGTGGACGAGTGTCACGCAGCCTCCGCTTCAATTCTAACCAAACTCCTTACCCAGAACTTCAAGCACTGTCCTATTAGATGGGGATTAACTGGTACCGTACCAAAAGAACCACATGAATTCCAAGGGATTCTTGCGAGTCTTGGTTCCGTTATTAATACTGTTACAGCTAAAGATTTACAGGATCTAGGTATTCTTGCTGACTTGCATATCAATATTCTACAAACCAATGATGTGCAATCATTTAAAAACTACCAAGCGGAGTATGATTTTTTGGTAACTGATACACGTAGACTTACTTGGATGGCAAGTAAAATCGTTGAAATGACGGCTACTGGTAACACATTAGTTCTTGTTAACAGAATTGAAACTGGTAAGGTGTTAACTGATTTGATCCCCAACAGCACATTCATTAATGGTAGTGTTAAGTCTAAAAACCGTAAAACTGAATACGATGAAATCAAAACAAGTGATGATAAAGTTATTATCGCAACGTTTGGTGTAGCCAGTACCGGTATTAACTTACCACGTATCTTTAACCTAGTTTTAGTAGAACCAGGTAAGAGTTTTACACGTGTTATTCAGTCTATTGGTCGTGGTATTCGTAAAGCAGATGACAAAGATTATGTTGACGTGTATGACATCACCAGTGCGTGTAAGTATGCTAAAAAACATTTGACTGAACGTAAACGGTATTACAAAGAGGCTCAATACCCATTCACCGTTACTAAAGTAAATCTGTAATTGACAAATCACCACTAAAGTTGTACAATTGGATATTAAACATTATTAATCAAGGACCCACATGCGAATTTTAACATTGAACAATAAGTCTTATAACTTGAATGATTTACCTGACGTGATTGAAGAAGATATCCGTTATAGTGTATTAGATAATTCAAACTCAGAAAACCCAGACTTCTTTTTCCATCCATTGATTTTCATGGAATCATTTAATAGTCCAGCTATTCAACTTAAAATCGATAGCTACACTATACAAATGCCACTTGATTGGCATATCCTAGTGGGTGATCAAGAGTGTGGATTAGATCCAGAAGCAATCCCATTGACTAGCTTGAATCAACGTAAGTTTGAAGCATTTACTTTCAACCCAATGACTGGCTTTGGTGCTGAATTCTCTGAGATTAAAATTGCAAATATCTTCCAAGATGTCAAATGGTTCTTTCCTAAGTTGAGAAATGGACATTACTTATCAGTCCCATTAGGTGATGACGAGAATCCAAGATGCGTCTTTTTCATTAAAGACGTAACTAAACAATGCGAATCTTTGAAAATCGACCAGATCATGTGACGTTGTATGGCATATCGATATAATACATTCACGCAATTCTTCGAATTGATGACGTGGGAGTTAAAGTTATCTTGGCTTCCACGTCGATGTGCCAAAAGTGACGATCATATATGGTTAGAATTGGCATATCGTGGTCGAAGAAAAGTAAAGGTATTCAACGAAGATATAACAATCGAACATTGGATTTCACGTAAACATTTTGATATAGGAACTAATAATGATAATCGCAGGTAAAGTATGGGGTCAAACCGAGCTACTAGAAGCAAATGGAGTACTTGAATTCCATCGTATACAAGCTATTGCTGGTGGTACTTGTTCTAAACATAAGCACAAATACAAGTGGAATGGGTTCTTTGTTGAATCTGGTAAGATGATAATCCGTGTTTGGAAGAACAACTACGACCTAGTGGATACCACTGTATTAACTGCAGGTCAGTATACTAAAGTAGCACCCGGTGAATATCATCAGTTCGAAGCGGTTGAAGATACAGTTGCTTTTGAGTTATACTGGGCAGAGTTCGATCATACCGATATTGAACGCGAATCTGTAGGATATGTACATGGCAACTAAAGCAAAGAAAGTTGATATTAAAGAAGTACTAGCAGCCACCGATCTTAACGCAAAAGAAGCATGGGAAGAGTTTACAGAAGAAGAACAAAAGTCAGTTTCTCTTTTTGTAATGAATCGCTTCTTAAGTAGTGTTGTTAGTAAAGATAGGGAAGTTGTGGAGCATTATCTTTTAGCAACAAATGAGATTTACAATAAGAATCTTTATGCTATAATGGGTAAACATCCTAAACTGACTTGGCAATTGGCATGTGCTTGTTCATATGACAATGAAACAATCCAGAATCATAAATGGATTAAAGTCGAGAAAACATCTACCAAGAAGGAAAAGTTCCTTGCGGAACTTTTCCCAAACATGAAGATGGATGATATCACCGCGTTAGCGAACATTACAACTGATAAAGAGGTTAGAGAATACTGTGAATGTCTTGGATGGGATAGAAAAAAAGCAAGTGCCCTTAAATTTTAATTGCGAGTTCTGTGGCAAAGGATTCGTTAGGGCATCTACATTTCAAGTTCACGTATGTGAGAAGAAACGCAGACACTTCGCACGTGATGACAAGAATGTAAAGATTGCATACAGTGCATATGTACGTTTTTATGAACTAACAATGCCAAATTCAGCAAAACCAACCTACGAAGATTTTGCTAACGGTCCTTACTATACAGCATTTGTTAAGTTTGGTAGTTTCATGATTAACTCATCACCTATCTACCCAGAACGATTCATTGACTATGTTATAAAGAGTGGTACTAGGTTAGATAAGTGGTGTAGAGATGACTTGTATGAAAAGTATGTTTCCGAGTTGATTAAGATTGAACCAGCCGATAGTGCATTAGAACGTACTATTAAAACAATGATGGCATGGGGTGACCTAAACAAAACGCCATGGGAACATTACTTCAAGTATGTTAATAACAACCGAGCAACCCATGACATATTAGAAGGGTTTATTTCACCATGGGTTATTCTTAATTGCAACGCTGGTAAAGAAATGGTTGGCAGGTTAACAGATGAACAACTGGATATCATTAGTGTCGTTATTGATCCTAATTTCTGGTTGAGAAGATTCAAAGAGTTGCCTGCCGATGTTGTCTTTATCAAAGAAGTTATCAAAGAGGCAAAATTGAGATGATGGACATTGATATCGATTTTCAAGACCGTGAAAAAGCACTTGCTCTTTTTAAACACATAAGAGCAAGTAGACTTGATAATGGTAAACTCGTTAAGCATAACTCAGGAGTGTATCTACATGAAGTACCAGTAGATGCACCTACCAATCTTTGTAGTGTTCAATACAAAGAAGCAACCGATTACTTTAAAATCGACTTCTTGAATGTTGGGATTTACAATGGGATTACTTCGGAACAAGAACTCATCGAGTTAATGAATACAGAACCCATGTGGGAATTACTTGAAGACGATATCTTTATCAGTAATCTTTATCACGTAGCAGATCATGGTGATTTACTACGAGCAATGAAACCAACCTCAATAGAACAGCTGGCAGCTGTCCTTGCATTGATTAGACCGGCTAAAAGATACTTGGTTGGTAAAGATTGGAATGCTATTATGCAAGAGGTTTGGAAAGATACTGGTACTGAAACTGGTTACGCTTTTAAACATTCACATGGTATAGCGTATGCAACGGCTATTGTTGTGCAAATGAACTTTATATGTAACCAGCTACTTAGGTAGTTTTCTTATTAAGGTTATAGACTTTCTTTTTACTCGTTTTGTGATGATATCAGATAATTTAGTTACTGGACCAAATTCCACGACAACATCCTTAGTAGTAAAGTTCTTGATGGCATACTGAAATTCTTCAATTTCCGAACCCAAGAATATACTAATAGGGATTTGTCTATTCGACTCCCACCACCATACCTCACCAAGCTCAATAAACTTCGCCTTTTCTGCATCAGTACGTATCGACCCGTAGTCATACATACTGGTGATCACGTTATCTTGGTTAATAATAATTCCAACGTACTCGTTCTTAACGTGCGTGATCACGGTTAAGAATGGAAAGTTCTCTTGGATGTTGTCGGTTAATATCATAAATACGTTAAAGGTCCTTTAAAATGCAATCTAATTCATTATATTTACTAGCAAACAAAATTGACGTATTCACAGATTCGTCAAGCACTTGGTCAACAGAGAGGTATCGCAGAGTGTATAACCGAAATCTAAAAATATATCAAAGTGTAGACAACAAGATTGATCTACAAGTTCGCAACGCTGATCAGAAAGCTACCGATATATCCCAATCGGTGCTTGTATTTAACTTAATTTCAAGAACGGGTAAAGTCGTTCTTCAACGTGATTGCGACACGATAAATGCTGCTAAAGGCAGAGTAACGGTTACCATTAACCGTACAGACTTACTTGACCTAGAAAATGGGTATTACAATTACACCGTATTCCAGGAATTTCGTGAAACGATTGATAGTACCGAATACGTTGTCACGACCAAGAAACCGATGTATATGGATGCACAATATGGTGTTAAAGGCACGATTGAAATCGCAGGCGATGCGCTTGGCGAAGTAAAACCAGCATTGGTTGTTGATAAGTTCAACTATAATAATCCAATTACTACTGGCTCATTAGATCCAAAATTCTTCGTTAGTAGTATTATCGATGCACAACCAAGTGAATCAACACCACAAAGCCTACATACATTCCAGTTCTATTTCACCAATTATACTGGAACAGTAACCATTCAGGGCAGTATTGAACAACAAGGCGGTACACCTTGCAAATGGGTTGATATCACCGACATAGACCCAACCTTAGATGTCTACAAAAATATCGTAGGTAAATGGTCTTGGTTTAGAATTAAACATATCCCAACCACTGGAACTCTTGACAAGGTGCTGTACGTGTAGTATCATCTAACCATGAACTACGTAATAGATACCTTTAGAGAACTACTTCCACCACTTAAATCCAGCGCTAGCAAATGGCAGAGTTTCAACTGCCCTTGCTGCCAGCATCTTGGTCACAACCGAGATACTCGTAAACGCGCTGGAGTTATGCTAGGTCCAGGAATTGTGTTCAATTGCTTTAATTGCAAATTCACTGCAGGGTGGCAACCAGGCCGTCCTATATCCGATAACATGAAACGCCTGTGCGCTTGGCTAGGAGCAAGTGACGCCGAAATCAAACGAATTGTATTTGAATCTCTCAAAGCAGAATCGCCCGACTATGAACCAGATGAGAACAGCTTAGTTACCTTTTCTGAAAAAGACTTACCAGAAGGTTCTCTTCCGTTAACTGAATGGATTGCTATTCCAGATTTAGATGACAGTAGATCCAATCATCTTTTAGGTGTAGTGGAATACGTGCTATCTCGTGGACTAGATCCAATGAGCGATACGTTCTACTGGAGTCCAAATCCTGCATTTTTTGATAGACTTATCTTACCATTCTGGTATAATACCAAAATCGTTGGGTATACAGCACGACGTATTACCAACAATAGACCTAAGTATCTATCTGAACAACACCCTCATTTCGTGTTCAATTTGGATGCACAAGATCCATTGAATCGGTATGTGTTGGTAACAGAAGGACCATTTGATGCACTTAGTATCAATGGTGTCGCGTTACTAACAAATAACATTGCAGATCAACAAGCACGTATGATTAATCGGTTAGGTAAAGAAGTCATCGTGATACCAGACCAAGACATGGCTGGCTTGGCAGTTATTAAACGAGCCATTGAGTACGGTTGGTCTGTTGCATTTCCTACATGGGAACCGGATGTAAAGGATTGTGCAGATGCAGTATTGCGTTATGGTAAGTTGTTTGTTATAGTTGACGTTATTAAAACAGCTGAAAGACACGAAGCAACAATTCGAATTAAAATGAAACATTTAGAACAACAAATACGGAGTTTGCATGGCAATTAAGAACTATGATTATGATGTACAGAAAATGTACCTAGAACTAATGTTATCTGATGCAGAAACATTTGTACGTTGCCAAAGCATTTTTGACCATTCATTATTTGATAAAAAACTACAACCAGCTGCAGAATTCATCCTAGAATATGTAAAAGGTTATACCGTGTTACCAGATTACAATATGGTTAATACTTCATGCCGTGCTAATTTAAAACCACCAAGTGAACTAAAAGAAGGTCATACCGCATGGTTAATTGATGAGTTCGAACAATTCATACGACATAAGTCATTGGAACGTGCGATCATTGCTTCAGCTGATCTTTTAGACCAACATGATTATGGTTCAGTAGAAGCACTTATCAAAGAAGCAGTACAGATTGGTTTAGCACGTGATATGGGTATTGATTATTACGAAGACCCGAGAACTCGGTTGATGGGACTAAAAGATAAGAATGGCCAAGTGTCTACTGGTTGGGATTCGCTTGATAGGATGCTGTATGGTGGTTTCAATAGAGGTGAATTAGAAGTCTTCTGTGCGCAATCAGGGGGTGGAAAATCGATTTTTCTTGCTAACTTGAGTTTGAACTTTTCAATGGCAGGGTTGAATGTTATATACATTACCATGGAGTTAAGCGAACCGTTAGTCGGTATGCGTATTGATTCAATGCTTACTGGTATTGGCACTAGAGATGTATTCAAGCAATTAGATGATGTTGAGATGAAAGTTAAGATGATTGGTAAGAAATCTGGTTCATTGCAAATCAAATATATCCCTAGTGGAAAAACAGTTAATGATATTCGTAGCTATCTAAAAGAGTATGAAGTTAAAACTGGATTACGCGCAGACGTTGTTGTAATTGACTACATGGACTTGTTAATGCCAATCGGTAAGAAGATTTCTGCAGAAAACTTGTTCATCAAGGATAAGTATGTTGCCGAAGAAATTAGAAATTTAGCCGTTGAAAAACAAGTAGTTGCACTAGTCGCATCGCAGTTAAATCGTACAAGTGTTGAAGAAGTTGAGTTTGATCATAGTCACATCTCCGGTGGTATCAGTAAGATTCAAACAGCTGATAACGTATTCGGTATCTTCACATCGAGAGCAATGAGAGAGCGTGGTAGGTATCAACTACAATTCATGAAAACTCGTAACTCGAGTGGTGTTGGTCAAAAGATAGACTTAGATTTCAATATTGAAAGTTTACGGGTATCAGATGTACCAGAAGCAGAACAAGAAGCGAGTGGTATTCGAATTTCCAGTTCTACGGAGTCATTACTCGACAACATCAAACGTAAAACAAGTTTGGAAAATGCGAATGCGATTCCAGTAACCGTAATCAGCAGCAAAGGAACTGAAGTTGGGTCAACTAAACTACGTTCTATTATTAACAACCTAGGGACAGAAGAAGATGAATATTGAGTTTAAGAAAACCTTGTTTAAGTGGACAGAAGAACCAAAAGATAATATAGATATCGATTGGCCTAATGTACACAAAGCCGTTGGTAGTGACCAAATCAAATGGCTGGAAGAGCAACCACTATCAACTTGCCAAATGGTACTAGAGATGGTTGGTAATGAGGTTAAGTTAGTTGCTGAGTTTTATAACAAAACCACGGCAAATACCTATATGTTATTGTGGGCATAATCTCGGCTAAATAGTTTCATGTGTATAGTTATAGCCAAACATTTTGAAACTCACGGCTGGGTTGCTTTTAAGAACCGAGATCGTAATTACATACCCGAAATTTCTTTCAAAAAGAAACTTGCTAAAGGGGTTGAGATTCTTTACTTCTGGGATAACGTCACGCAATATTGTGAAGGGATGAACTCTCACGGTATTGGTGTATTGAGTGCTAGTCTTATGGTATTAGATGACGAAAAGGAAATTGAAATCCGTACTAGAACACCATCTAAAGACGGTGCTAAGATTAAGAAAGCACTTGAGTTAACAAACGTACACGACGTAGCTAAGGAACTTATCGAGTTGAAACTCACTGGTTCTACTATCATTTTCAACCAAGAGACCTGTTATCTTTTAGAAGGTGCTTGGGAGAAAGGTGGTTATAAAGCAGAGAAGTTCAGGCACGTCATTAAAGAGATTCCAAAAGACCAAACCGTGGTTAGAACTAATCACGGTGTCTGGTTACCAGATGCTGGTTATCAACGTGGTGTTAATGAATCACAAACTAAAAGCAGAATCTCAAGTGAATGCCGTAAACTCATTGCAGAGATCGTAACATTAACAGCTAAAACTCCAATAGAAATCTTAAATGGGTTAACTAAAGACTTTACCCATGATGGTCAAATGAACGCATTGAGAACGTCAACTGAAGACAAGAAGATGCGTACCACTAGTCAGATTATGATTATTCCCAAAGAACAAACCATGTTTGTACGTCCAGTACAAAGTAACATGGAGTTTAACTTCTGGGAATTGAATAGACCTGACCAACGCACTTGGGTAGAATTACTAAGTAATCGTGTACTATACGATAATCTAAAAGATAATGATCCCAATAACGACCCACCATTTGACTATGATTTAAAACATACCGTATTAGGAAAAGAAGAATGAGAATCCATGAAATCCTAAGTGAAGCAAGCACACCACTGAGTAAAAATGCAAAAGCTAGTCTCAAAGGTGCTGTAACGACTCCAGCAGCGAATAACAATGGTGGTGATGCGTACAAGCATTATCGCATGGGATTGGCATTAGCAGGAGCTCCTGAGTATCCCACAAAGGCTACAAATGATATCGCTGGTGATCCATTAATCAGTACGTATACTGATGAAGAATTGGAGATGGTTAACTTTGCAGCTAAACAATCAAATGCAGGTAAAATAAAACGCATTACGAAAAATCGTAGTGAAGAAAGACCAGATACGGACAAGTTCAGTCCAGTGGCAAAAACAAAGAAGAATAAGTACGGTGTTTAAAGATGAAAGATCCATTAATAGTAACAGTAAACAAAAACTTAAACCCAAAACTATGGGACCAAGACGGTAACTTACATCCAGTTATCAAAGATAAGTTAATCGATATTGCCGATGCTTTCTATGAGTTCATTGGTGTAAAATTGAACATCATCGATTTAACTATCACTGGCTCTAATGCCAACTTCACCTGGAATGCCCATTCTGATATCGACTTACATCTTATCATCAGTGGCGTTGCGAGTGAACAAGATAGAGAACTCTTTAATGCCAAGAAAGCTGTTTGGGGTGATCAACATAATATTACAATCAAAGGCATCCCTGTCGAAGTTTATGTTCAAGGTAATGCAGAAGTTCATTACTCAACCGGTGTGTATTCTATATTAGAAGATGAATGGGTAGTTGAACCAATGAAACAAAAACCTGCAATTGATGATGCGGCAGTTCATGCCAAAAAAGATAACATCGTAGAACGAATCGAAGAAGCTCTTATGGAAAACGACTTAGAAAAACTAAAGTCTATCAAAGAGAAAGTTGTACAGATGCGTAAGGCTGGATTAGAAAGAGCAGGCGAATGGTCAACTGAAAACTTAGTTTTCAAGATACTAAGAAATACAGGTATGATCGAAGAACTTACCACAAAGATTCACGAGTTAGTAGATAAAGAACTTAGTTTGGAGAATTTACAATGAGAATGAGTGATTTGCTACTAGAAGACGCAAAACCCAAATTAACTGAAAGAACCTTGGGTGGTTTTCCAGTTACAAAATCATATGGTGCTATTCCAGATGCACCGGAAGATGACGTCGATGAAGCATTGAAAATTGGTGATGCAAGAACTAAAACCATCCCAACCGATGTAATGCAAGGTAGACTTAATAGAATCCACAATAGAAACAAAACACTAACAGATAAAAAGAAACCAATCATTCATCGGAGTAACTTGGTTGCTACTAAAAGTGATGACCCAAATGATAGATGGGATCTTAATGATCTAGCACAACAAATCATGACTAGACCTAGACAACTCATCAGTTCAAATGCTAAGATGAAATCGAGTATCATTAAAGGTCAAGAAAAGTTATATGATATTACACTACCTGCACTTAGTGGTATTGTAGTTGATGAACAAACACATGAATTCGTAGAAGTGAATACATGTCCAGCTGCAGGTGTTTGTCAGAAGTATTGCTTTGCAAGAAAGGGTGGATATGTTCAATTCCCAGCTAGTAGTATGAATGCAGCTAAAACACTCAACTTCTTAGTTAATGATCCAGATGGCTATTTTGCTAGAATAGCAAGAGACTTAGCATCACTTGGTACTGGTAGAGTTACCAAGAAGCTACAGATTATTGTAAGATGGCATGATTCTGGTGACTTCTTCAGTATGGATTACTTCCAACGTGCAGTTGATTTAGCAAAACAATTTCCAAACATTGAATTCTATGCTTATACTAAATCAGCTAATGTAGCAACAAGTTCAGATACACCTGATAACTTCATCATCAACTTCAGTGATGGTGCAGCTAACAAATCTACTGAATTAGTTCAAAAACACATTGATGCAGGTAACCACATCAAACACGCTAGGGTTATTCCAAAAGATGTTTTTGATGATCTAGTACTAAAAGATAATGAAGGTAAATTAGTTAAAGATAATCTACACAGAACACAACTAAGATCACCAGCTGCTTGGGATATGCTAAAACAAAGATTGGCAAAAAGATTCAACGTTGATGTAGATACAATTATTTCCTATGATGAAATGCTCAAAATCCCAAAAGGTACAGAACCCAAATGGCGAGTAATTGTTCAAGCTGGTGCAGGTGACAGAGCAGCAAATCGCAGAGATGTTATCGATTCATATCTTCTCATTCATTAATATGACAGACGAACAATTCAAGACCTTCCTGATAGTAGCAGTGGTTTGGTTCATGATATTATTTGGTCAAAAAGCAGTCTAATATGCGCAGGACGGCAGTCCTGTGCAACAGCAGGGGGGACGAGTCCCCCTTTTAAATTCCACCGTATTTTCTTCTTGTTTCACCACGCACACTAAAAGATGAGCATCCAGCATGCTCCTACAACCGTATCTACCGTATAACGATAATCAAACTATAGTGAATAAGTTTGCAAACATGTTTCCTGTCGCGCCAACCGCTCCTGTCCAAACTGCAGAACTATTGTGCGATTCGATCCTATCGGCTATCACAGCAGCACGCTGTGCTGACGTCGCTGGTTTGTACATACCAAACCTTGACAAACTCCCAGCGTTCACTGCAGCGTTTGTACTGTCAGCTGACGATAACGGTAATTTGGTAAACACTGCCGTATTTAACATTCGCAAACCATGCAGTTTACACCTAGGCCTACCTTGAGAATCACAAGCAACCGCCATCGCTTCATCCATTCTGTCCCACCACTTATCAGTATTTGGAGTGGCATACTCACCAGAACTTCCCAATGCAACAATCTCAAAATTCTCAACTAACCACTCAAGATATTCTAAAGATTCATGCAAATGCCAAACTGGAACACCCTTTGCCCTTGTCCCCGTTCTAATCCATTGTAATACCCAGGCTTTGTTGTCAGCCTCAGTCCCATCAATGATATCTGGAATCAATGCCCAATCAAATCCAGGGTGGCGATACAACGTATGTACCCAATTCAAATAAGCATCAAAATCTATTCTACCAGATCCCTTCTTCCAATGGGAAAATGCACCGTTGTCTAAACAAAACGTCTGACAAAACTCTAACACCGGTCCTACATCGTCCTGACGACCAAATGGGATCAACGCATGTCGTCCTACTAAAAACCTAGCAACATCCTGCCTGCTACCTCCAACTGGGGTACCATGATAATGTATCATTCTTATTCTCTCGTTTGTAATTATGTCGTATTTATGAACACGCTCCTACTACCCTAAAACACGATAAAATTCTATTTTTCATCACAATCCCGGCGGACAATTGGCAGGGTTCAGGCCTCAGCTGTTCTGATTTTCACGGCCGTGAACGGCCTAAAAGATAATGCTGCGCGGTTCAGGCCGTGCCCAATCTAGTTTATGGTAAAAGGTACAGCCTCTGCATTTTCTGGGCGGCCAGAATTTTTCAGAATCGATTCTACAGTAGAGTGCATTGGTTTCCACGGTCTCCAATATGCAAAACCCACTAAGGGTACTCTATATTGTTTACCGTGAAGTCGATTGTAGAGTTTATGGTAAAGTTCACCCTCGACACTGTCAAGAGCAGTTGGCAGGGTCTGATTCAATTGGGTATAGAAGGTTCAGGCCTCAGCGGTTCTGTATTCTAAAAGATAATTGATTTATTGTAGATTTATTGTAGAACTATTGTAAAGCCTAGGGTTGTAAGGGCCAGGGGTCGGGTATTGTGGGTTAATTATCTTTTAGGATAGGTCTATAGTAGAGTCTATAGTAGAGTCTATAGTAGGTTAATTATCTTTTAGGGTTCAGGCCCGAAAAAGGGTACGGTTTCTCAAAAATCGAGCCGCGTAAAAAATACAGGGGAGGTACTTATGAAATAGGGGGTACCCTTTTCCAACCCCCGCCTCCGTATATACACCCGTATATTATACCACACCTTTTTGCACCTTGTCAACCTTTTTTTCTTTTATTTTCGAGTCGAAAGTGCTTGACATTTTGCGCGAGCTGTGATAGCCCTTTTTCGCCCGAACGACCTGCTACCACGTTTTGCCGTGCTTGTCAAGTATATTCTACAATAAAAAAGACTTGACATTATGTCAAGTCTATGAGTTTAACCCTTTAGTGGTTATCTGTTTTAACTGGTAGCCTATACCGTTTTAATGTATAGGCTTAAATCGTTCATAATTGCCGTTTAAGGCGTGATAGACTGATAAGTAATACCAGTCTATCAGTCTATGCGGTTTAGGCGTGTAACGCGGTTTTAGCGTTCAATTCTAACGTCATTTTGTTTGCTTTAATCGCTGTAATGTTTTCGATTTTGATAGTACGAACAATGGTAGAATGAATAACGTCATTGGTTTTATTGTAGACTATTGAATTATCGCCTAACAGTTTATCTTTTTCACTGTTTGTTAAGTATTGTGATACCGTGATTTTATCCACTTCAATACCGTCTATTGTATAGACTGATTTACTGGCATTGTTAAAGATAGCGTACAGGTAAGCCGTGCCATTAGTTTTATGATTAACGATTGAAAAGCAAGTTTTATCATGTTCAAAATATGTATCGCTTACTTCAAAATTATTGATTGATTGCCCGTCAATTTTGTTTGCTGATTTAATCACGGCACGTTGATAAACTTCAAAATCTTTGAGTGTACCGAATAGCGTTACATTGGCTTTAGACTGTTTCATGATTTTAATATCTTTGAATTTAGCACTAGTTTTAACTTGCGTAGTGTATTCAATGCTAGCAAACGTGCTACCATTAGCGATTAAAGATTTTACTGTTTCGATGATTGCTTTCATGATAAGTTACCTATTTTTAGTGATTAAGTGATTTTGCCCGTTAAGCGTTTTGCTTAACTTGTGGCATATTCTACAGCAATTCACGGCAATGTCAAATTATTTTGAGCGAGCTGGTATTCAATCCATTGAATACCAGTATTCACGCGGTTTAGGCTTTAGTTTGATATTTTCTATTAGCATCAATTACGGCTTTAGATACTTTCGTTTTGCCCGTTCCATGCGCTGTAAATCCAATAATGACGCGGTTTTGCGTTCTATCCTTTGCGCATAACATACAGTTAATGCACTGTATTTTTTCATTATATTCATTAGGGCATTGCACGACTTTAACGTCATCAATCTTTTGTACTTTAGGGCTATTCAATGGCATAACTAAAACCGCGTTAATGCCATTATCTAAAGCCGTTTTTGCTTGTTCAATGCTTTCACATGAAGCATTGACGTGTAAACCTTGTTTAAATGCTGATTGAAAAGCAATTAAATTGCTTTCAATGGTTAAATCATGATGACTGTAAAGAATTGTGTTTAGTTTTCTAACGGCTACGGTATCGGCTAATTGATTCAATTTTGTTGTGTCAATTACTTGATTTTCGTGCGGTAAATCACCCATAACATTTATACGCAATTTTGCGCCTTTATCCATATGACGAATGTTAGATAACAAGGCTTTAAAGTCTAAGCCTTTTTTATCCAATTTACGCCATGCTATACCAGTATAGCTATAATCAGCATAACACCCGTTTAATTGCATTTTAACCGCGTCTACGATAACGGTTTTAATGAAAGGGCATGAAGTAGGGCATGAATCACTTGACGTGCTAGTAACTGCAATGTTACCTGTTTTTGAATTTTGTGATACCGCTGTAAATGAATAATTAAACATGGTTTGAATCCTGTAGTGCTTTTGTTAAGGTGGGTATAGTTTAACGGTTTGTTGCTACCATGTCAAATTTATTTTTGCATAACGCATTATACGCGTATAGGCGTATATCATTACAGCGGGTAACGGGCGTTTTATGCTGATTTAACGCCCGTCACAGCTCGTTCGAGCTTAGATACCGTACTCGCGTATTGTGTACAATTCTGATTTTGTTTCGATTGCCTTGTAATCACCAAACGCAATGCTAGGATTAGCAAAGGATTCGCTGGCATCGTCATAAGCGGCTTTAGCACGTTCTACATTCGACCAAAATGACGATGATTCGAGTTTGATTGACGCGGTTACGATACCGTCTGTTTCACTGATTGCATCAGCATCATAGAACGACCAATCGCCTAGATTAAAAGACAATTCTACATTGTCCCATAAATCAGCAGGTACTTCTACAACAAAGTTTACAACGTAGGTTAAGTTTTGATTATTCGCGTTCATGGTATGAATCCTATAAAGTGTAGTGAAAAGAGCAAGCCGTTTGACTTGGTGCATATTCTACACGAATTACACACCTTGTCAAATCTTTTTACGCTGGTAGGCGATAGCGTGGAACGTCCTTGTATTCGCTTAGGACAGACCACCCATATTGCAGGGCAGGCTCTTCACGTTCTGATACTTCGCCACTGTAGGCATTGGTAATGGTCGTAGACCATACAGGCTCGAATGCTTGCCATTTTGTCCATGCTTTCGCATAACCATTGTAGGCATAGGCACGTTGAAACCATGCGCCTGTAGCAGATAGCGCGACTTCTACGTTTACGCCAAAAGTGTTTGAGCCACCAAATGCGCGTACTGCTTTCACTGTTTTTGATGTTGCCATGATGTTTACTCCGTAGTGCTGTTAAGGTGGGTATATTCTAAAAGATAATGTACCTAATGTCAACATCTAAATTCATATACGCGTATAGACGTGTATGCTTTCAGCGGGTAACTGGCAGGTGGTGTGCCTGCCAGTTATCTAAGATTAAATCATTGACTTTGCTTTTGTATATGCGTATCTATCGTCAGATAAGCAATGATTAAACTCGTCTGTTGATATACCTGTATAATTACCAGCATCATAAGCCGCTAATACGTCATTACCTGTTAAGGTAGCATCGATATTGAAAATGCGTGAAACGCCTGTTATGTGACGTGATGCGTCATTAAACACGATGACGTTATCATAAAATCCATTAGTATCTGGAATTGATGCTAGAATGGCAAACTCTAGGACTTGAGCTGCATCGTATGTTCTACCTGTAGTAAATGATTTTAATGCTTTCATTGTTTGTTTCCTGTAGTGCTTGTTTAGTGAGGTTATAGTCTAATGGATTATAACCTCACTGTCAAATTTATTTTTAATCTAGTCTACTGCAAGCATAGGCTTCGATGCCGTTATCGCGTAGGACTTTTGCGTATGCTTGTGCGCCTGCTTCGAGTGTATCCACGTTTTGAACGTGAAGTCTGCTAGGATTCCATAACTCAAAGCATTTTGAAGTATAACCTTTATCGAATCCTAGACTTTCAAGTTGTTTACCTAGTTTGCTATTGGCACGAATGCGTTGTTCAATGCGAACCCAAGCGAAACCGCAGGCGAATTTATCAACACCACCTAGTTTATTGATAAAGTATTCGCGTGCCGCAGTTTCAGCGGCTAATGTTGCTTGTGTGTGGATTGCAGTTAAGTCTAAAGTTGTAGTAGTCATTTTAAATTTCCTGTAGTGCTGTTGTTTAGTGAGGTTATAGTCTAAAAGATAATATACCCATTGTCAAGTTTAAATTGCGATAAACAATTCAGTTTCCACGTTGCCTGTTTTTTGTGACAGGAAACGACTGCCTTTTACTGTGTAACCTAGTTTTTTCAACTGTTTCAGAATGGGTTCGACGTATAGTGTCACTTTGAATGAATCTGGTAATGCGATTAAGCCGTCAAGCGTGTCTGGCATTGATTTATTGTCAGTAATCAGATAAATGTATTTGTTGCCAGTGGTTTTATCTGAAACGATTTTGCATGGTTTATAATCTTTTTTCATTGTCTTAATTCCTGTAGTGCTTTTGTTTAAGTTGGCAATAGTCTAAAAGATATCTGACCTAATGTCAAGAAAAAGATAAGGCAATAGTGATTCCGTTTTTGGTAGCTTTGCCAGCAGTGCGTACTTTGCTTTGTAATTGCATTGCTTGTGCTGTTTGGCTTGCTGTATAGCCACCACCGCAGACTTGTAGGCAGACTGCCGCAAGTGCATCGATTGGGTGTTGTGTTTTGAAGTTAGGTTTTTTAGTAACTGTGATGTAGTTTGACATAGCGTTGTTTCCTGTAGTGCTTTTGTTAAGGTGGGTACATTCTAAAGGCAAATGTACCCATTGTCAACTTTATTTTTGCCTATACGTGCGTATATATGTATAATGCACGTATAGGCGTGGGTACTCACAGCGGGTACTCAGTATCTGTGGCGTCTTGCGTAGCGTCTTTTATCGTAGTATCCTCTGCGATAGTCGCCATAGCGATAATGTGGGACGTAGTTATACTCTTTGAGGTATACTGGATGGCCCGGAATGTAGGTGGTGTCTGTTTCATAGATTGGATAGGTTGCCTCATAGACAGGCCCAGCAGTACACCCAGTGAGCAATAAGATTAAGATATATTTTAGCATGATATTTTGATATGGTCGATGGTTTCGTGGACTGTTAAGGTTTCGGTGATTAGGTTAATGACCGTGCCGTTTTCCAGTGGTTTAAGTGAAACGATGTATTTTGTGTTAATATAGATCGTTTCGTGTTGTTCGTTGGTAACTGGTAGTAGCATAAGGATCCTTTTGTTATGGCTCGCGCGTTGCGCTCGCTGGGTTATATGTGTATGTATGTATAATTACCCGCGTGAGTGGTGTGTACTCACAGCGGGTAATGTGAATTCTACAGTAAATCGTGGATATGGTAGCAATTTTGGTAGAAGTAAGGTAGTTTAGTTTTACCTACTGATTCGTTTAGTACATGGCAATCATAGAAGTAAGAATCGTAGTCATCAGTGTTAGATTCTTTGGTTGGTTCGTACTCCCAGTAGGTTACGTTACCGCTACCAGATACGGTTAGGTAGCTTGCCCATAGTGGTGGTGCTTTGTCGGTTATTTCATTTAGTGTCAATGGCAATTCGATGACTGTTGGTTTGGTTACAGGTGTGAATGATTCGCCTAGATAAGTTGAACTTGACATACTGAACACGTCATCACCGATAATCCAAGTTTCGCCATAGTGTGCATTGACTTGATTGTCTTTGATGCTAATGAATAACGCGCCAGTTGGGATTGTGCTTGTGTCGATTACTTCGTATGCTTTCATGGTTTTTGCTCCGGTAGTGCTTGTTAAGTTGGGTATAGTTTAATCGTAAATTGATTCGTTGTCAAGCATTATCTTTTAGAAAAAGAAAAACCTAACAGAGCACTACTTCTGTTAGGTTGTTTCAGTGGTGGTATACTAGGGTCACTACTCCCGCATTGACCACCTTGTTACTGGGCGTTGGTTAGGTTTCCATGCCCAGTGGATTTGCACTACACTTTGAATTTTGGATTTGTTTTGCCAATGGTTGCCGCGCTTAGTAGCTGGATTGTTTTGTTGTCGAATCCGAGCTGTTTGGCTAGGTCTTTGACTGTTTCTTTTGGTTTAGGTTGTTTGTTCATGGTAGTGCCTATTTGTGTTTTAAGGGGTGTACAAGGCTCGCGCGTTGCGCTCGCGAGCCTAACATACCTATTTGTTTATAACTGTTTTAATAACTGGTTTACTACTGGTTTTAAATCGTCTTGTAGGTTATCTAGTTCTAATTGGTATTCTAAACTTTCGCTGTATTGTTCTAAATCTCTTACTACATAGTCAAGTAATCTCATTCTACCTTCTAGGGTTAGGACTTCGTACATATCAATGGTAATTGGACTGTAGTTACTCATGGGTAGTGCCTCTTGTTTTGTTAAGGTGGTGCTATTCTAAAAGATAATTAACGCACTGTCAAGTATTATCTTTTAGTTAGAATCAATCTAATGTCTTTCTTTTCTGGGGTATAAGCCCAAACTCTTTGGTCGAAGTCGTAGTCTTCTTCACCGTGGTGTAATTTAACATTGGTTTCTAGTATGGTGTTAGTTGCAATGTCTACAATGTCTACTTGGTAAATTGGTGAGTTGCTAAACTTCTTCCATAGTAATCTTGCACCGTAGTATTGTTCTTCGCCACCCATTAGCGTATAACCTGCGTTAATGAAGAATTTATAGATTTCTGGTGCGATACCACGACTTCGCAATTTACTGACCACCTTGACGGCTTTAACGCTTAGTATGTTACTATAATGTTCAAAGTCTTGCATTTTTTCAAGGCTCATTTCAGCAGATACTTTAAACTTGGTTCTTATGTCTTCGTGGTTAATGTCGTAGGTATCTGCTACGAAACCGATGACATATTCAAAGAAGTTGCTTAATTTGTAGATATGAAAGTCTTGGTCTGCCGCATGGATAGTACCGACGTGGGTGTATTTGTTTTTCATATATCCCATTGTAATATCTGTATAGGCTAAATCCGCGTCCCATTCACCGTATGCTGCTATTGACATTTCTGTTAAGTCTTTTATTCTCATGGTCGTTCTCTTGATTACAAGGCTCGCGCTTTGCGCTCGCAAGCCTTGCATTGAGTTATCTTTTAGTTATCTATCGCCAAATGCTTCGTTATGTAGTTGTATGATACGGTCTTCGGTTTCGATGGCAAAGTAACTTTGTAAAATGCTTTTCAAGTATCCAACGTCTTCTAAACAGGTATCTAGTGCATCATCGACTAATTCGTCTCTTAATTGTTCAATATTCATTTGGTAGTGCCTCTTGGTTTTGTTAAGGTGCGGGTAGTATATGCCTACCCGCGAGATTTGTCAATTGTTTTTTAGTGGTCTTCTAGCATTAAGTCTTCAAGGTTTGTAACTAAGCCGTCAAAGTCTTCATCTGGGCCGAGTGTACTTGCGTAGAAGAAGACTGTTTCGCGGTCGATGCCAAAGTCATCTGCTAGGTTATTCAAGTAGTCTTTGCGGTTTTGGTAGCCATTTTCTTGATAGATGCTCATTGTAATACTCCAGTGCTTTGTTAAGGTGGTTATATTCTAAAAGATAATTACTTCATTGTCAACTGTTTTATTGTACTGGTTTGCCATTTTCGTCATAGATGCCAGTACGGTTGTGCATTTCGTCATAGTTGTCTAGGCATTGGTTTATCTTATCGTTATTGCCTTTATACAGAGTTTTGCAGAAACCTACTTGATAGCCTACTGTTGGTTCTACTGCTCTATAGATAAAGTAAGCACTTGCTAAGGTGATTACTGATAAGATGATTGATGTTATGATTTCTTTCATTGTTTTTCTCTTTTTGGTTAAGGTGGGTACATTATAAAGGCGAATGTACCCAGTTGTCAAATCTTTTTTATGCGAAGTCTTTAACTAATTCTACTTCGGTTGCGTATGGGAAGAACTGCTCGAATAACTCGTTTGCTTTGGTCGATGATTGCGCGTTGATAACGATAGTTTCTTCTGTACCGTACATACCGATGAAGTTAAATTGATATGGGAATAGTTCTTTCATTTGTAGTGCCTCTTGGTTTTGTTAAAGTGGGTACAGTATAGTTGTTCTGTACCCAGTTGTCAACTATTATTTTGATTGGCAGGTTGCCGCGTATCCGATTAAACCTTCTTCTAATGCGTGGTTTAATGCTGGTGTAATTTGTGCTTTGTAGGATTCGCATTCAGCAGTGGTTGTGAAGTTACGCGCCACCTTAGTTGGTGTATCGTTGTTCATGTCAACTGGTGTGAAGTAAAGTGATACGAGTAAGATAATCATTTTGTTTGTCCTGTAGTGCTTTGTTAAGGTGGGTACATTGTATTCTCAATGTACCCAGTTGTCAACTCTTTTTATCCTATTGCTTGCACTAAGTATGCGTATGTAATTGTTTTCTTCGTGCCTTTTGGTAATCCTAGTAGCTGGCAAGCTACTGTGTTTGCTGATTTTCCACGACCTTTCAATCCTTTGATTTCTAATCCAAGTGCTGATTTCAAGGTTAATAACTGGAATCTGTTGATTTGTTCTGGTGTAGTTAATGCGCTCATCTTTGTATCTCCGTAGTGCTTTGTTAAGGTGGGTATAGTTTAATCGTTTATGCCTACATTGTCAACAACTTTCGTTAAACAATCTACAGGATAATAACAACAGTCGCCAAAAGATACTGAATACGAGTACCACGTAGTCATTACACCGTCTATGAGGTTATTCCATTCGCTTTGCTTGGTATTGACTACTTCGCCAATGATAGGCTTTGAACCTCCTAAGTCTAGGCTAAGTGTTAAGCCTATCACTGAGTTGATGTCTGTTTTCATGCGATCTAGTACGTTCATGGTTTCTCCTTTTACAGCTCGCGCTAACGCGCTCGCATAATATAATCTTTAGTCTGCTGGTTTAACATGGATTATGTTAATCGCACTACCGTGTTTATAATGAGCCATCTTTCTTGCATTGTCTTCATCTGATATAGTAATATAATCATACTGGGTAATGGTACGTTTAGTGAAGTTGTAATCGTACTTCTCGAAGTAGACTTCAAACTGGGTTAGTCCATCGGTTCTTCTACACATGGGTTGCCTCTATGTTGGGTAAATCATTATCCCGTTTAAGTTAACAGGTTCGAGAAGAATGTTATCATACTCGACTGTCATTGTCAACATGGCTAAAAGTGTTATTATGATGATTGATTGTATTGCAATTATTGTTTTCATTGTGTTATCTTTTGAACAGGTAATATCCGACAGCTAACATGACTAGGTATCCCGCGCCACCACTGCCAATGATTCCGACCGTACCAAAGATAAGCAATCCGACCATAACAAACCAGAAAGCAACCTTAATGAATAAGGTTAGCACTGTTGCGAATATAGATAGCATTATCAATGCAAAAATGATAGTGGCGGCTAGTTCGGGTGCGTTTTCCATTGGTTGCTCTCTCGTGTACGTATAGGTGTGTTATGTCACAGCGGGTAAAGTGGCTAAAAGATGATTGAGTTATCTTTTAGCCACTTTACCCTTGTAGTTCTTCTAGGGTAACTCTGGTTACTCGTTCAATGATAAGTTGGTCTGGTGTTATGTCGTCAAATTCCAAGTACCATTCACCGTCCCATTCGCCATTATCGACTTCTGACGTTGTTTGTACAGTTACAACGTCTGTTTCGTAATCAAACTGAAACTTATCAACTGTGTGTTGTTTGTCATTTTTAACTACTGCGATTTGAAAACCTTTGTTGATTTGGTAGTAAGATATATCATCTTGCCATTCTGAACGGTTATAGTCTAATACGTTCACCATTACGAGTTGGTCTAGGTATGCTTTCATGTTGTTTACTCCGTAGTGCTTGTTAAGGTGGGTATAGTATAGTTGAACTATACCCAGTTGTCAACTATTATCTTTTAGTCTTTTGTTAATAATCCAATAACTATTGGTGTTAGTTCTGTTACATCATAGCAGTTGCAATACCACCATTGTTTGCCTTGTAGCAGGTAGAAGTATTCGCCACCATCACGGAATCTAAGCCATTCATCTACATTGGCATGGTTACGACTTTCAATGCCAGTTTCGCCTCTATCACGTCCATAGAACGTGGTGCTTTTGACTTTAACTGAACGGTTGAAGTCATGCTTATGTCCTACGAAATCTTTTAGTGAACTAACGTCACCATTGGCAAGTAGTTGGATTGTTTTTCTTTTGTTGTAGTGTTCTGCTAAGGTTTGACCTACCCCGTCTAGGTAGCCGTCCCAGTGGCAGTAAATTGATTGAATTGTTCCGTTTGGTAATACCATTGCGATTGTGCTTCTTGTTGCCATTTTAATTACTCCGTAGTGCTTTGTTAAGGTGGGTATAGTATAGTTGAACTATACCCAGTTGTCAACTATTATCTTTTACTATTTTTAAGAATAGTAAAATGGTCAGCTAATGCAGTTGTTTTCTCGCGTCTGAGATTCTCTTTACCAGTTATACACCTAAGAACTGCAACGGAATCATGATACTTTCTAAAATCATTTGCTAATTCTTGATTAGTGAATGATGTTATACTACTGTTATCGACGTTTTTATCAATGGCTTTATCGACAATAAACACAAGGTCATCGTAAGTAAATGATGCGTTAGCTATCCAATCTTTGACTATCTCGTTAAACTGTGGTGTATGATGGTCTATGTGTGAATTATCCCGTGTTAACACGGTATTGGTTATTGTACATTGTTGTTTACCATAATTAACGGTTTCTCGGAATAGGTCTATACTAGGAAGTATTGCGGTTCTGCAAGCCATTGCAATTTTCTGATATGGCTTTGGTGGTGATAATGCCGCACCTATTCCTATATCAGTAAACGTACCGTCAACACGATGGATATAAAAACATTTAGTCGGATGGTTTGGTGATTTGGCTATTGATATATGCGACACACCATCTCCGCATTTTAAGTCCCAATTTTCATGGTTACTAAACACTTCTTGTATTAACCAGTTAGTATCCAATTCGACCTTGGAATTTAACATATCGTAGCAGTATTGTTTCTTTTCTGTTATCTTCATATAATCTCCTAGACAAAAAAATGCCCAGCTACAAGAACTGGGCGAGGTGAGAGTACATCAGGTGCTAATATCAGGCACTACTCCGATACTAGCCTCCTTTGGGTGATAGATCCGCAAGGCACTACTCCTGCTAATCTATCTGGGTTGCCAATACAAGGCACTACTCCTGTATTGACGGGTACTACCTTAACACAACGAATTATCTGGTTCATGTTCTTTCTCCCTTAAGAGTAAAACTGTTTGATTACTTTCTTTGACTGGGTTCTATTCAACGCAATGCCAGTGGATAGAAAGTATCTTATGTAGTCTTCAACGAATTGTTCACGTTTTGCTTGTCTTATCTTTAATTTGCTTTTTGCTGTCATTGTCTTTACCTTTATGTTAGTTGGTGCCATTACAGGGATTCGAACCCCGATCTTACGCATTATGAGTACGCGGCATTAACCGTTATGCTATAATGGCATTTGTATATTCTAAAAGATAATTGCAATATTGTCAAGCATTATCTTTTAGGGTTGCCGTCCTTGGCAGTGAGTGTTTTATTGGTTTGTTAATTGTTCATCTAATGCACGTTTTGCAATTACTGCCCATAAGTAAGGGTGGCTAAATTCAGTATCATTCAATGCTTGTTCAACACGTTCATTGTCATCAGCATTCAAAGGTATTTCCAATTCAGTTACAGTTTCATCAATGAATGCTAGATACTCTGTGCCTCTAACATGACTGATAAGGTCAAATATTCTTTCTACTGCATTTTCTGTTAATGTTATTGTATAGATTTTCATTTGTAGTGCCTCTTTGCTTTGTTAAGGTGGTGATAGTCTAAAAGATAATCACCACATTGTCAAGTTATATATTAAGCCGCTAATGCGTATGCTTTGTTCCACTGTCCAACATTGATGTCAACATACCAGCCTCTATCGTGATAATCTGTCATAATGTCACTATTATCATAGTTGCCTTCATTCATGATTTCAAGTGCTTTAGTCAAGAACTCGTGTGCAACGCCTTTGTTAAACTGGTCGTCTAACCAATAAGGATTGACTTGTATATAATCTTTGCTGTAGTTACTGTCTACTTCTTTTAACGCGCCATAGAAGTCGATTTTACCACCTTGTATATTAAGAACGATGGTGTAGCAATGTTTACGCGCCACAGTTGCTTTGATACCGTATTCTTTTGCTAATGCTCTTAATCTTACTGCTTTCAACTCTTTTTGTTCTTTGCTAATGTATGCCATTGTCTTTACTCCGTAGTGCTTTGTTAAGGTGGGTACATTGTAAAGGCGAATGTACCCAAAGTCAAGCATTATCTTTTAGTCTTCTAGTAAATAATCACCAAACACTTCATCGATACTAAAGCCTTGATTGGCTACTGCATCATCTTGAATGAAGTCTAAGAAGTGTGCCAAACCCATTGCGTGGTCTGAACCATTGTTCAGTAACCATTCTTTTTGTTCTCTTAGTAACGCCCAGTCTATGTTTTTAATTGTAATCATTTTCTATTCTCCGTAGTGCTTTGTTAAAGTGGCTCTAGTATCTCATATAAGAACCACCTTGTCAACTTTAATATTCTTCGTGTGTGATAATTCTTTCTACATCGTCTGGGACTGTTTCAATCGTATAATCTAAGATTTCTTCATCACCAGTTAATCTTTCGTTGATTTCTTCGGGTAACCAGTAGTCTAGTTTGTGGTCATCGTTTACTGTTAACAAGAATGTTACTTTTACTGTTTTCATTTGTAGTGCCTCTTTGTTTTGTTAAGGTGGGTACATTCTAAAAGATGATGTACCCATTGTCAAGCATTAAATCGTTTTATATATTTCTCGTTGTACGGTTTCTTCGTATGCGTCTGCGCAGTCCTCATGATTTGCATCGCATTTGCTACACGCTAATTGAGATTTCGGTCTAACATAATTGTCATTACATTCACATTCCCAATAAGAATGGTTTAGCGTAATCAAACCGTAGTTTTCAATCACATCACCTTGTGCGTTTGTGTCTAACATGGTCTTTACTCCGTAGTGCTTTGTTAAGGTGGGTACATTCTAAAAGATGATGTACCCAAAGTCAAGCATTATCTTTTAGTCAAACGCTTTGACTATTGAATCAATTAAATTATCCATATATTCCACCACTTCACTGATAGTATCATCTTCAAATTTTTCCCATATCGTAGCATAATCAATACAGTCAAAACTATCTGCTAATTCATTTGATAACATTTCATACGTTTTAACGGCATCATTATCATATTCAGATAAGAATGTGTTAATTGCTATTTTAATTGCTTTTTCTTTTGTAGTCATGTCTATTACTCCGTAGTGCTTTGTTAAGGTGGGTACAGTATAGTTGTTCTGTACCCAGTTGTCAACGATTATCTTTTAGTTTTTTTCGGTTAACAAATCTAAAAATTCTTGGTATGGAATCATTACTTCAAATCCAATATCGTTATCATAAACTACCAATGTTGAATTTTTAGATGACAGGCTTATGAACTTAATGAGTGCCGTGTTTAGTATTACTAATGTTTCATGCGTTGCAGTTGAACCGCGTAGTTTTTCTGTTTTAGTTGCTTTGATAAACATAGTTGTTACTCCGTAGTGCTTTGTTAAGGTGCGAGTAGTATATTACTACTCGCTTTAGTTGTCAACTGTTTTATGCAATCATGTTTTTAGGTATCTTATAAACCACACCAGCATAAGCACCTAGAAGTGGTTTAACCGATACAATTTTGACTTCTTTGATTCTTGAATGCTTTAATTGAATAATGTCATCAATCATTAAGTTAGCAACCTGTTTGCGTAAGTTACGGTTACTTTCGTGAAACTTAACTACTTCATCGCGCCACTCTTGGCAAGTAACTGTTGCCTCTTTTAAAAACTTCAAAGGGCAGTTATATTGATAAGGGTGCATACTTTCACACATATCTTTATAACCATAACCTTTATCGTTTTTAAAGTATTCAAGTCTGAATAACAGAATAACCTTTTGACCTAACACATTGTTAGGATTATAATCAACGTCTTTTTGTGATACTGTGTACAAACCCCATAGGTTATTGCCAACCAACGACCATTGAGTTATTGCATCATAGTCTAATTTAATTTGTCTAACTACTGCTTGTTTGCCAGTGTTTCTAAAAGATAACCAACCCATTGTCTTTACTCCGTAGTGCTTTGTTAAGGTGGGTATAGTATAGTTATTCTGTACCCTGTTGTCAACTCTTTTTTTTCAACTATCAGTAAGTAAGTCTACCATTATTAAGATTTAACGTATTAACGAAAAATGTACTGGCTCAAGCCTTGTATTGGGTGCTTGAGGACACCCGCAGACCCACTTACTGATAGCTCTTAGGCTCGTGCCTATCGGCACTCGCTAAGTTGGGTACATTATCTTTTAGAATGTACCCATTGTCAACCTTTTTCTTAAACAACTTTACCAACAAAAACGTAGTTATGTCTACTCATATCAGCTAGATTACCAATCGAGTTAATCCAAAAAGGATCTGTATTTTGTGAATCAAGTATAACCTTATTGGCAACTTCTTCTAGGTGGTGTACCTTGTTCACTTGAGTTTTACCTAGTAAGATACTATTGTCTAAATTATCTTTTAGTGCTTTAGCCACGTGCGCTAAGTCACTTTCGTGTCTGGTAAAACTACCAGCAATGGATATTGGGTTTATGTTCATATTAGCACCTATCACTTTGATGCGGCAAACAATGCCGTAAATGCCCACAGCATACTCTTAATGCCGCGCCATTGAGTGGTGCGTATTGCTGTAATAGATACTGTGGTGACCTGTGTTCTTCGTATGGTGGTGGCATCATTACTGTTGGTGGCATTTGGCAACCATACAAAGAAACTAAAAGTATATAGGCTATTTTACGCATGACTGTGTACCTAATAAAACAAAACCGAAACAGATTAACCCAAAGCCAACTGCTATTGCAATAATTGCCGTTAACCACTGGCTAGTCATTAAACCTAAGTCACCAATCGAACCTAGTGCCATACCTGTTGCGATTGAAGTCATCGCTTTACTTAAATTTGTCATAGAGTGCCTCGTGTGCGTAGGTGTACCCGCCTGCACAGCGGGTAAACTGTTAGTGTCTTGTTGCTGGCTTGATACCAAAGATGGTATACATCCGTTCATCAAACTTATCTAAGATAACGTCTGGTAGGATTTCCATAAGTTCATCAATGATTTCTGCCTTGAGTTGTTCAACATCAATCATTTCAACTTCGGTTTGTTTAGTTGTAAACTCGTTCTCTTGGCTTAATTGCAATAGTACCGTTTCAAGGTTATGCAATGTTTTATCCGAACGAGTGGCAACTTCCCAAAAACCAATTCGATTATAGATAAAGATATAATCAGCATTAGTTTCATCTAAAAGATGATTGAGTGTCTTGTGTATCTCACTTTCATCTAGGTCACCAGTATCATCCGTTATTTCTGCTCTATCTCCAATCAACATCAATTTAGAGATGTTACTTTGGTCGATGTTGGCTAAAAGATAACGTCCAACCTCTTTTAGACTTCCCTCGTGGATATAGACGGATTCAACGACACCGCCTTCTCTTACCCATGCAACTGTACTACTAGGCATTTTCTACCTCTCTTGCGATTATATCTGCTACGGTTTCGTCAGTGGCTTTATAGATAAGCCAGTTACCAATCTGTACCTTATGCTTTGCGTTCATGTACTTTAAACCAAAGTTACCTTCGAAAATTCTTTGTTTAGCGGCTGGGATGATGATAACATCCTCGCCAATAAACAAGTGGGTTCTGTCTGTATTATCAGTCAACAACGCCTTAAAGGTTGTTTCACTGGTATGGTTATCAACGTATTCTTGGAACAAATCCGCCATTGGACTTGTTACTACTTCTTCAAACTTCATGTTATCGTTCCTTGTTAGCTCACCGCTAACGCGGTTCGCACGTTAACGGTGAAGTTGTTAGTTAAGCTGGGTTAAGTATCTGTAATCCGTAGATTAAATCTTCGTCTGTAATCTCATCGTATGAGAGTATGTATTGTTCGCCATCATCAACTGTATGTACATGAATCATCTTATCCTCTGGTGATAAGCCATCAATCACATAATCAACGTCATCTTTTACAATTATGAATGCTTGTTCGATTAACGCATTAAGTTGTTCTCTTGTTCTGGTTTGTTTAACTTCTAAAATTTCGCAACCAAAGTAAGCATCTCTGGCTTGTTCTTCTGCATGGTCTGCATCATCTGCCATACATTCAAATATGATTGCATCTAAGTATTCGCCTTCGTATAACTCTTGTAATTCAACTACATATTGTTTCATCTCGTTTACTCCGTAGTGCTGTTAAGGTGGGTCTATGGTATCAATTATCTTTTAGGTTGTCAACTTATTTCTTACTATCCATTAAGTCTTGCATACCGTCTAAGTGGTAGATTCGATTCTTATGGAATACAAACCCACCTATGTTTGTAAAGTAAATCTTGCAGTAGTTAGTTGCAATGTCTTTTTGGAAGTGGGTGAATACCGCAATACCCGCAATCAACGCGCCAATCGCAATACCACTAACAAATGCTCTTAATCCCCTAAAGTTATCTGATACTTCTACTAATCTTGGTTTCTGTTCGTAAGTTGCCATCTGTAGTGCCTCTTTGTTAAGTTGTGGCTATTCTAAAAGATAATCGAACTGCTGTCAACAACTTTCTGTAACAAGGTTCTCATGTCTTGGCGTTCGCTGTCATCTTCTTCTGAAAACTCATATCCAAACTCAATAATGTATTCTAAGGCAGTTTTAATCAAGTCTACTTCATTTGCATCAAAGTTCATGTTACTGTACTCTATAGTTGTGTTTAAGGTCAATGTCTGGTGTTAATGGCATCTGTTTAGCTTTCGTATCAGTTCTTGGTAAGTGAATTTGTTTATGGTTAATGATAACATACTCTACCGTAAACTTATCTGGGCAAATCTGATACAAGGTTTCGCCACTGCAATGTACATGGTCATAGAATCCTGTTTCGTCTGGGAAGTCTGGTACATCAATAACCGCGTGTGCATTGGTGGTAAAAATGGCTAGTGCTAGTAGTAATTTCTTCATTGTCTTTTCTCTATGGTTGCTATTGTGCCAACTAAGTTTTGTGCAAAGGTTGCTTTGAATTCTTGGTTATTCAGTGAAGTTGTTTTAACCCATTCATCGATAAAGTAACTTACTGGTGTTAACTTTCTTACTTGGGACTTAGCCACTCCTGTATGGGTTGCTAAGGTTTGTTCTATTGTGTCCATGTCGCTATCCTCTGTTAAGTTGCAGGTATCTTACCCTAAAATACCTGCATTTGTCAACAACTCGTTAGTAAAATTCCGGCATGAATTCTTCTTCAAAGTCATCGATAAAATCGAGTTCATTAAAGTCATTATCTGCAAACTGTTCCATGTCTACATCACTTGGTGTATAATTGCCTTTCTTTGCCGCTACATAGCTTGTAACTCTATCAACCAGTCTTTCCATTGGCTTGTCTAAGTTCTGCCCAGTGACGGTACCTGTATTGCATTCTAACTTTATGTCGAATAACACATCTGCCAAGCCTACTGAATATTTAATGTCGCAATCAAACAAGAAGTTTACCGCGCCACTGGTGTTAGATTTTAAACCGTTTTGATAGTAATCATAGTATACTCTGCCAATTGCTCTCATCATCTCACCCTCTACCGTTCCAGCATTACCTGCTTTTGGTACGATTTCTTTTAATGCGTTATATTCGTTTTGCATTTTGCCTAGGTTGTTCCAGTATATGTTTTTCATGATTAATTACCTTTGATTGCCGCATCGATTAGTGAGATAACTTCTTCGTAGGTGTGGTCTACTCTCCAACCACCGTTATTGTGATTTCCGTCCATGACATAAACCTCAGTACCTACCACTTTACCGTTATAGTCTGTTTTTTCTGATGTGTTAACTGTTAGATTGTTATTGAAGTATATGGCAACTTTGTAACCTGTGATACTATCAAATTCGACTTTATACATTTCATTTACTCCGTAGTGCTTGTTAAGGTGGTGATAGTTTAATTGGAAACTATCACCTTGTCAAGTTATCTTTTAGTCTTCAGATTCTCTGCGGTCTAATTCAATGGCTAGTAACTCTTGCATAACTTCAGTAAAAGCATCTCTTGATTCTAATTCTGAATACAACTCAAACTTGAGTTCCAGTTCATCGTATGTCATTTCACTGATTTGGTTTTTGATTTCATTTATGTTCATTGGTAGTGCCTCTTAGGTTAGGCTCGCGCGTTGCGCTCGCGAGCCATGTATGTTGTTTAGATGATACAATCGTTATCTGCATCAATTTCTAATGTTACGCATTGGGTGGAAATATCGTCACCATTATCAATCCATGCCAATCCAACACGATTTTTATCTATTGTGAATTGTTCATCTGCGTATGCAACTGATACCACTACTGGTAAGTCTGCATCGAATGTGGATAATACTGTAATTAGTTCTTTGATTGTCATTGTGTTTACTCCGTAGTGCTTTGTTAAGGTGGTGATAGTTTAGTTGATAACTATCACCTTGTCAAGTATTATCTTTTAGGTTATTGGTCTTCGTATGCTCTGGCTAGTAACTCTGCCGTTTTAAAGATATGGTGGACTCTATCATCTTTTAGTGCGATTTCAAAAGCCTCCTCGTCATCAATCGAGAAGTCATTGTCAAAGTGTTCTACCATGTACTCCTCGAAACTATCTGCCTCAGATTCTAGCAAGTAGTCTAAGATACTAGACAAACGGTTTAAGTTGGTTTCTGTTAAGGTGATTGTTTGGTATTGTTCGCTCATTGTCTTTACTCCGTAGTGCTTTGTTAAGGTGCGAGTAGTATATAACTACTCGCTAGGTTTGTCAAGTTCTATTCGTGGTACATTTTACCGTTAAATTCTACTGCTTGTGGTTCATCGTCAGAATCTGCCCAATCAGTCCAGTAAATCGCGTCATCCGCGTAAGCATCTTCGTAACTGGCATATCCAGCCGCAATACTCCATTCAACTGCATCTTTGATATTCTTAAAGTATTGGTCTGCCTCGCTGGTAACCCATCCTGCGTTCATACCTTCACCAGTGATTGAACAAACTCGCATCCAAGTTTTAAATTCTGTAGTCATTGTCTATTACTCCGTAGTGCTTTGTTAAGGTGCGAGTAGTATATTACTACTCGCTAAGTTTGTCAACTATTTTTTTTCTTCGTACTGGCTCGTGCCTATCGGCACTCGCAGAAATTTAATCGATGGTTCTAACTGCTCTGACGTATCCGTCACCGTAACTCTTACCGTAGTAACTCTGAATCCCGATTGACATATGATTACTCCATGCGTTGACATCATTATACTCAGTAGATGACCAGTAGTAATCTTCCTCAAACTCATTTTCCGATTCATAAATCTGCGTTAGTTCGTCTGTGGTTGGTAAACGCCATCCTGTTTTCTCGTTGATATTAAGCGAAAAGCAGTATTGGCTGGCATCATACCAGTTGGCTTGAATCTCTGTTTCTTTTGGTGCGATTTCAATGTTCATATCTTTTACTCCGTAGT